TTAAGCCTGAAACATTTTTACAGTATGAAAATAAACTAATTGCCAGAACAAAAAATGATCCAAGAATATCATCTACAAATTCTGAAAACGCTATTACAAATATTCTAGTTACAAACATAAGAAGTGCTAATGATGATATTATTTATAAAGAGACTGCAGGGGCTAGAGCAGGAAGAGGAACCATTTACGAAATGGCTACAGTAGAGCCTTTCCTAGGACCTTTTGGAAGTGTCGAATATTTTAAGATGCTCTGGCGTAGGACAGAGAATCAAACAGTGAGTGACTAATGAGAATAACAACAAACTCAAAACAATTTGAATCTCAGGTTGGTAATATTATTAAATACTCTATGGGATTTTTAGATGGTGTGCAAAAAGGTAAGTCAGTATTTTTAAAAAATCTTGGTGCAGGAACAATACAAGCAATGGCTGCATATGTAGATGTTTCTGCTAAAGGTAATCCTAATGCCCTACACCATGTGTACGAGTGGTACCAAACAGGAAGCCCTAGCGCAAGACTATTTGACATAGACTATACAGTTAGTAATCTTGGTTTAACATTTAACTCAAAGTTTAGACAATCTAGAACATTAAAAGAAGATTCAAATGTTCCATTTTATAATAAAGCAAGCATTATGGAAAACGGCATACCAGTAACTATAACACCCAAGAAATCTTCAGTATTGGTTTTTGAACAAGGCGGAGAGACTATCTTTACCAAGAATCCAGTAACAGTGAGAAACCCAGGCGGAGAGTATGTTGCTGGATCATTTGAAAGAACAATAGATGAGTTTATTCTTAAATATTTTAAGCAATCATTTTTACGTGCTAGTGGAATTTACGATTATATAAAGAAGCCAGTTCTATATAAGAAGAACTTTAAGGCTGGATCAAAACTGGGTAAATCTAAAGGAGTCGATACTGGATTTAGGTGGATAGCAAATGCAAAGATTGGTGTAGAATAGACCTATGACTTTAAATACTTATGCTCAGACTGGCTTCCCCCCAACATTTCTTAATGCTTATATAAACAGCGAGTTAAAAGAGTTTGGTTTGATTCCAGATGGACCTAACCCATTTCAACCATTTTTCCCAGCACAAAGCCCAATTAATATAGAAGACATTTATAATGATAGCGTTTATATTAAAAATAACCCAAATGCTATAGTAGTTATGTTTGATAGGCTTATTAGATTTAGACCAAATGCATTTTATAGAAATAAAAGAGAGCAACTTGTATACTTTATTTATGCCCCAGACTTGACCAAACTTTTTGATGCGACCAGGGTAATTATTGAGTGTCTAGATAGAGAAGATTCAGCAGCCCAAGATCTAAACGCCTGGCTATCCGTTAATGACATAGAAGATGAAAATGGCAATGCTATTACTAAAAATGTAATGTTTCATAATATTAAGGTTTATCAGGCAGATGAGGCAAGAGATATAGCCGAGTTAGCCTCAGCACGAACACTATTTTTGAATAAATTGGTCATAGAGTATGACTACCATACTACAGATACCCTTGGAACGTCCCAAAGATACACATAAAAATGCTGTTATAATTATGGTGAGGAAACACAAACGCCGTACAACTTAATATCTATTCTTAAGGAAGAGGTGAATATATGGCATACAGTCGTGGAACGTCGTCCAACATTATTGTTGGTGCAGCAGCACTTTTCGTTGCAGACACAACCCTAACTCCAGCAACCCTGGAGCCGTTTAGCACAGAAGTATCTTTTAGAGAAACACTCTCAAACGATGCGGATTACACAAACGTAGGTTACACCATGAACGGTCTAGAAATGCAGTTCCAACCAGACTTCGGTGAAGTCCAGGTAGACCAAATTCTTGACGTTGCAAAACTTTATAAGCAAGGCATGCAGGTTAATCTTGCAACTGCTTTTGCTGAGGCAACACTAGAGAATCTTCTCTTGGCGTTGGCATTCAGTTCAGACGAACTAACTGGTTCAAAGTCAACTCACTCAGGTCAGGTCTTGAACCTATCTGCAGGTGATATTGGCGAATGTCCAGTAGAGCGTGGAATTGTTGCAGTCGGTCCTGGTACAGGTGATTGCGTAGATTCTCCATTCGTGGAGCGTGTCTACACAGCATACCGTGCTTTGTCAATCGAAAACGTAACAGTTTCAGCAAAGCGTGATGAGGCTTCAATGTTTGAAGTATCATTCCGTTTGCTACCAGAAGATACTTCAGGCTCATATGGTAAGATCGTTGATCGTACCTTCGGAGACCTATTGTCTTAATAGTTTAACTATACATCAGAGCCCATGTCTTCGGATGTGGGCTTTGTTGTTTTATGGTAGAATAGAATTTCTATGGCAACTACAGTATATAAAAGTGAAATAATACATTTATTTGATGGTACAGAATTAGAAATAATGCCATTAAAGATTAAGTATTTACGTGAATTTATGCAGGCATTTGAAAATGTCAAGGTAACTAAAAATGATGATGAAGCCATAGCAGCCCTAGTAGAGTGTGTTCGTGTATGTATGAAGCAATACTATCCACCAATATCTGGAAGCGTAGAAGATGTTGAAGATAGCATAGACATGCCAACAATTTATAAGGTTTTAGATGTATCTGCTGGAATTAGAATTAACAAAAAATCTGAAGAGCCAGTAAAAGATCAGGCTGTAGAAAGCGGTTCTAGTTGGGATGACCTAGACCTTGCTAAATTAGAGTCAGAGGTATTTTTGTTGGGTATTTGGAAAGACTATCATGAATTAGAATTATCACTATCTATGCCAGAACTCATGGCAACACTAGAGGTAAGTAGAGAATTAGATTATGCAGAAAAGAAATTTATGGCTGCTATTCAAGGAGTTGACCTAGATGCAGAGTCTGGAAAAGGCAAGGGGCAGCAGGAATGGGAAGACATGAAAGCAAGAGTATTTAGTAAAGGTCAGACCAACGATTCAAATGATATTCTATCCTTACAAGGACCTAAAGCCCAGAAGTTAGGGTTTGGTATTGGAATGGGATTAGATTACGAAAACTTAACAAAATAGCCTGTTTATGCTATAATTGAGTTAACCTATATAGGAGGAAATACATGGCAACAACCGTACATGAGGGCACAGAACTTACCCTTATGGATGGCTCAAAGATTAAGGTACGTCCACTTAAGATCTCTTTGCTCCGTCCATTTATGAAGAAGTTCGAACAAGTAGCAGGGGTGGCAGAAGATAACGAGAAGTCAATGACTCTTCTTATTGAATGTGTACAAATTGCAATGGAGCAGTACAGTCCAGACCTGTCTAAAGATATCAACAAACTAGAAGAGATCCTAGATCTCCCAACAGTTTACAAAGTTATTGAAGCCGCTTCTGGAGTTAAACTAACAGACGCAAATACTCTTTTAAATACAGTACTTGCAAACAACTAATACTTAAAAGAGGTGTAAATGAATGGCTGATGTAAATGCTAATATTGGCGTACATATTGATACGTCAGCGGCACTGGCAGAACTTAAAAACTTACAGCGTCAATTAGCCAACTTCCATTCTTCTGTAGCAAAGAATAGTGCAGCCTCAGCAGCAGCACAAAAGAATCTACAGACTAATCTTTTAAACGCTATTAATGCCACTGGCAAATTCTCTGCCCAGATGGGGTTGGTAAGAACTTCAACGGAGTCGTTTACTCACGCACTGGAGAAAAATAAACTCTCTATGCGTGAGTATTTCCGTTATGCAGGCGGATCTACTAAGACATTCGGAAAGTTATTTAGACAAGAGTTTGACACAATTGGCAAGGTAGCCGAAGAGCGTGTCAAGAAGATGCAGACTCAATATATTAAGATGGGTCGTGATGCATCTGGTGCAATGAAGGCAATGGCAATCACACCAAGAACATTGGATATGAATGATTACGCCACAAAAACAGCCTTAGCAGCACAGAAACAAGCATTATTTAATCAGTTAGTTAAGCAGGGTTCTACCAATCTTCTAAACTTTGGTAAGAATACCCAGTGGGCTGGTCGCCAGTTGATGGTTGGATTTACAGTACCACTTGCATATTTTGGTACAGCAGCAGCAAAAACATTTATGGATCTTGAAGCACAGGCTATTAAGTTTAAGCGTGTTTATGGTGACATGTTTACAACAACAGATCAAACAACTAAGGCTCTTGCAGATATTGAGGCTCTTGCTAAAGAGTTTACAAAATATGGAGTTTCTGCAGTTAAGACTATGGAACTTGCTTCACAGGCTGCAGCAATGGGTAAACAGGGTGCGGACCTTACTGCACAAGTAGCAGAAGCAAATAGACTTGCTGTTCTTGGCGGGGTAGAACAAACACAAGCCCTAGAAACAACTATATCAATTACAAATGCATTTGGTATAGCAGCAGAAGATTTAGCAAAAAAGATTAACTTCCTTAACGCAGTTGAAAACCAAACTGTTGTATCTATTGAAGATTTAACAATTGCAATTCCAAAGGCTGGACCAGTTGTACAGCAACTTGGCGGAGATGTAGAAGATTTAGCATTCTTCCTAACAGCAATGAAGGAAGGTGGAATTAATGCATCAGAAGGTGCTAACGCACTTAAGTCTGGTTTAGCATCATTAATTAATCCAACTAAAAAAGCATCTGAAATGCTTGCGGGATATGGAATTAATATTAAGGCAATCGTTGAAGGAAATCAAGGAAATGTAAGACAAACAGTTATTGACTTTGCAAGAGCGCTTGATACACTTGATCCTCTTAATCGTGCTCGTGCAATTGAACAGTTATTTGGTAAGTTTCAATTTTCACGTTTGTCTACACTATTTCAGAACGTAACTAAAGACGGTACACAAGCAAGCAAGGTACTACAACTTGCTGGAGCATCTGTTGAACAACTTGCAATATTGTCAGAAAGAGAATTAAAAACAGTAGAAGATGCTGTTGGTACACAGTTTAAATCAGCAGTAGAAGAACTTAAATTAGCAATTGCTCCAATTGGAAAGACATTCCTTGAAGCAGTTACACCAATTGTTAAAACTATTGGAAACCTTCTTGATAAGTTTAACAACCTTGGAGATGGAACAAAGAAGTTTATTGTAATTGCCTCTACCCTTGTTGGAATTATTGGTCCAACATTGTTGATGACATTTGGTTTGCTTGCCAACGGTGTAGCAAATATTATTAAACTATTCCTTGCTCTTCGTGGTGGATTCTTAAAACTTGGTGGTAATACAAAGATTCTTGCAGAGCAAACTGGATATATGAATGCAGAGCAACTTGAGGCTGCAACAGTTGCTGCATCTCTTAACCAGGCACACACAAGATTAACCCAATCATTTACAGCAGAAACATCTGCAGTTAGATTACTTCGTCAAGCATATATTGATGCCACAGTAGCAGCCGCAAACTTTGCTAGAGCAAACCCAGGCATGATGATGCCAGGTAAGGGTGGCGCTCCAAAGAAATTTGCTAGAGGAACAGCATCTGTTCCAGGCAGTGGAAGAAAAGATAATGTTCCTGCAGTATTGATGCCTGGAGAAGCAGTAATACCAACAGATATAGCACAAGATCCACAGTTCCAACCAATTATTGATGCAATGCTTAGTGGAAAACTACAAGCATTTGGAACTGGAACTGGAGATGCACAACCATTTGCTAATTCTCCACAGTTCCAACCAAAGATGGATCTAAGCGGACCTTCAGCACAGGTTCTTAATACTAACCCAAGCCAAGTAAATAGACTTGTCCTAGGTTTATCTGGAGTAACACAAGAAAGCAATGAAGCGTTTGCAGCAAGAAGTGCAAAATTGCTTGCAAGAATGCAAGGAAATAAAGCAACAGTTACTGCAGACGGAATGTTGTCATTTGGTGGTAAAACATATCCTACAACAAGTCAAAAAACTGCACTTGCTCTTAAGAAAAAAATTGAACAACTTCTTGCAGATGGATATCAAACAGAAAAAATTGTAAATGCTTTAGATAGAAATGTTGAACGTGGTCGCCCAATGACTGCTTCACAACTTGATAGAAGACTTTCTATTGGTAGAGGCTCATCAACTGGAACATCTGCACCATCATCAATTAGAAATCTTGCCAAGCAGTCTCAATCAGGATTTATGTCAGAGACTCGTGCCATTAAGGAAGTCTTAAGAAGACAAGGCATTGTTTTAACACCACAACAAGAAAAGAATTTATTTAATGTTCAAGCATCTCACATTCAAGAAGTAAGAAGTGCTGGAGTTAAAGAGTGGAAGGCTAATAACCTAGTAGCAGATTTAGGATATGTAAATAATTACTTAAATACTGTAAAGGGCAAACTTGGTCAAAATCTACTTGGAATGTCTGACGAACAACTTAAGTCAATGGGAATTGATAGAAATGAACTTAAGAAGTTGCAGTCTGGAACACATCCAACAAATGCTAGAGCAGCAGAAACACTACGTGCTGTTGCTAGATATGATGCCTCAATCAATCCTAATTCATATCAAGCAAAGGCTGTGCTTGCAGGACTAGAGTATCGCTCAAAGAGTAATTTCTATTCACAACCAATGAAGACTTTGGCAGACATAACCCCTACAAAGAAATCAAGAACTAAGACTGGAGTTGTTGATGGTCAAACTGGTAGAGCAAAGCCAACATCTGTAGGTGTAGTTGGTGGAGGAATTGGGGATAGAAGACAAGTTGCTATCGGTAAGGGCGAAACAGTTCTTAATAAAAAAACAACAAATGCAATTCGTAGTGGAAAGCCAGCATTTATTCCAGGTCTTGGCAAGATTAGAATTGCTGGAGCCGAGCAGGGTATTCCAACAGGACAAAAAACTGGAAGCACTACAGTTGGAGCGGTATCACAATCAGCACAACTATCTCGTGCACAATTAATAGCAGCAACAGAAAAAATAAGTTTAAAGGAAGCCAAGCGTAGGATAGCAGCAGAAAGAAAACTTACTACATCTATGGAAGAGTCTACAAAGGCTCAGATGACAACAAAAGAAAAACTAACTCAGTTCAGTTCAAAGGCAGGCGTTGGAATTGGAGCAATGAGTGGTTTAACAATTGCTGCCTCATTTGCTGGTGGTCAAGTTGGAGAGATGGCACAAAAGATTATGCCATTTGTATTTGGTTTGCAGGGTATAACAATGCTTCTTCCTATGCTTGCAAATCCTTGGGTAGCAGCCATTGCAGCCATTGCTGTTGTTGGCGGAGTATTTATAAAGATGGCTAAAGATGTTGAAAAGGCTAGAAAGGCTGGAGTTGATCTTGCTAAGTCTATGAATATGACATCTGATAAACTTCAAAGTCTTGCAGAAACTACTGGAACTGTAAGCGCTACAGAAGAGGCAAACAGAAAACGACAAAATGTTTTAACTGGAGAAGATGCAGTACAAAGAAAATTTGGTCAAAACATTCTTGGTAGTGAGTTTGGTAAAAATCTTTTAGCAGATATCGAAAAGCAAGCAAAGTCTGGTCAAGGAATTCAACAAATTGGTACAAATATTTCTAATAGCCTTGCTTATGCAATTGTTCAAGGAGTTATAACAACTGATCAAGCAAGAAGTATTGCCTCAGCGCTTGGTGAAGAATTAAAGAGTTATGAAATTCCAGCAATTATTAGTGGAAAATTAACAACTCTTCTTGGACCTAATGGCGAAAACCTTGCAACAGATCCACTTAAGATCACTCTTGCAATTCAGCAGGAATCAATGAATAGACAGGCTGATTTCTTTAAGACTGCCCTTGAACAATCAGTTAGCACTGTAACATTTACCAATGTTGGTCAAGTTATTGGTGGAGGAATTACTGCAGCAGTTGGTGGGCTTATGGCAGCAGCAGGTGTTCCAGCGCTTGCTGCAGGAGGTCTTCCAGGTGCAGGATTACTTGCTGGTGGAACTGCTCTTACTGCAGCAGGATCAGCAAGCGTTGCCGCTGGACTATCAGATCAAAATAAACGTAGAGAAGTAAATGCTGAACTAGGTGCTGCAGCACTTCAACTTGGTTTAGAGCAAGTAACAATGAATAATGGTCTTGTCGACTCACTTAATAAACAATATGACATTAAAGTTAAAATGGCTAAAACAGATGCTGAAATTAAAACAATTGAAGCAGAAAGAAAAGCAGCACTTGATACTCTAAATGCTAAAAATGCTGAAGCCCTAAATCTTCTTATTGCACAAAAAGATGCTTTTGGTCCAGAAATATTTACAAAAGGAATTAATGCAGCAATAGATGCGCTCTATAAAGAAGGACCTATGAAGGTTTTTGCTGATGAAGCAAAGAAAGCCATGGATGGAATAAAAGACGCAGACTTTAAGGCAATGCTACAAGTTCAGTTTGCTAGTGGTTCACTTGACCCAGTAACTATAATGAAACTTGCAAATAACGAAAATCTTGAAAGCCAGTTTACAGTTCTTGTTGAAACACAAGGTAGTGAAAATGCAAATCTAGTAATGCAATTACTTATGAAGGCTGGAGTAACAGATACAAATCTTCCAATCTTTATGGATATCTTAAATAAAGATCCAAAGAATTTTGATAAAAATATGAATGCTATTGCAACTCTTGCTAATATGCAGCAAAAGTATGGAATTACTATTGATGTTAATGATGATGGAGCAACACAAATAAAAGAAGTTGTTGCAATAACTGAAAAATTAGCAGGAATAACTGGAGAAGAATTAACCAAAGAGGCATTTCTTAATTTAGGCATTACTGGAGATATGACATCTGCAGAATTTGATAAGTTATGGACAACTTTGGTTGGTACTTCTAAAACAATTAATAAGAGTGTGATTGTTGACTTTGTTGCTGCTGGAGATAGAAATGTACTGTCTGCATATCTTGCTGCACAAGGAATTACTCAACTTAGAGGTAGGGGTGCCGCTGCACAAAAGAAGAAGTACATGGATGCAGCAAAGGCTGACCTTGTTGGAAGACAAGGGAAGGTAGATCCAAACGCTATTCCTGGCGGTACAGGTGGAACAGGTGGAGACACAGGCTCAAGAGATACAACACTTGATGATATTTTAAATAGACTGAAAATGGTTCGTAAGGCATCAATTAATGCTACTGGAGGAATTAATGAACTGCTCAAGGTTACAAAAGGCAAAGGATTAACTCAATTTGGTGGAGTAATGCAAAACCTTATGAACCAAGCACCTGGAGCAATGAATAGAGAGTTCCTTGATTTTATTAATCAAATGGACGATAAGACTCGTAAAACATATATGACCATTAAAAATGGTCAGCCAGTATTAACTGCACAAGGCAAGGCTCTTAAAGAAGCATTTGATGAAGCAGTAATTGGAGAATACCAACTTACACAATCACAAACTGTAGATTCTACAAAGGCTCAGTGGAATGCATTTATGAAACTAAAGGCTGCTGGAATAGATGCTGCACAAGCAATTGAAATGGTTGCAGATGCCGAACTTGCCGTAGCAATAAATGGAAAAGACATTAGTTCTGAAGAGTTAAAGAAAATGGCTATTGATGCTAAGGCTGCAGCACAGGCAGTTAAAGACTTACAGCAAGACCTTAACATGCAAACCAGAGAGGGTCAGTTCCAAATATTCCAAGATTCATTTGGTGCGGCAATGGATTATTTTGATGCACAATCAGCACTTGTTGAACAAGAAAGAAACGCTGCTCCAGCATATAAAGAACTAACAAAAGAGATAGATGCTCAAACAGCAGCAATAGATGCAGCAGAAAAAGTTATTAGTGATTATCAAGATAAAATTGGCAACCTTCAGTATGACCTAGAATATAACACTGTCTATGGAGCAAGAATAATAGATAATCTTAATGCACAGATTGATACCTTAAATAGAACTGCTGATATTAATTTTGATAGACCGCTTGCAAACTTAAGTGATGAATCTAACATTCTTTCAAATACTTTAGGACTTATTGATAGAGCAGAAGAAAGCATTAATAAAAAATATGATGCCCAAGAAGAAGCCTTGTCAAAAATTTCACAACTTAACTCTGAAATTGCAGCACAAGAAAAACAAAGACTTACACTTGCTGATGCATTAAGTCAAGGAGATATTGCCGCCGCCGCTGCTGCTGCTCAAGAAATGAGGGCAACGGCTGCAGAGGCTGCATCACGTAGATCATCTGGAGTTCTTGCTGCTGCACGAGAAGCAGAGATTGGTGCAGTATCAGTTAGCGGAATGACAAGGGTTCAAATTGAAGAGCGTCAGTTCCAAATTGGTCAACAAACATTTGCACTAGAACAACAACGTCAAGTTATTGAAGCACAGATCCTTGCTATACAAGATCAGATTTATGCTAAAGAACTTCTTCGTGAGCCAATTAATAAAAAGATTAGAGATTATCAATTTGATATAGATAAGAAGCAACGTGAATCTTTAGTACCAGCACAACAGGCTCTTGAAAAAGCAACTCTTGCTAAAGAGCAATATGAGAAACAAACTGATGCACTTATTAAGAGCATTACTTACCAAGGTCAGACAAAAGATCAGTGGGTAATTATTAATACAGAATTAACTGCTGTAGAGTCTAAAATGAAGGCTGTTGAAGCAGAAACAAGTAAGTCTGCTAAAAACACAGCAGCAATTCTTGCTTCTTGGCAGGCACTAAAGAGTAAGACTATTACCCTTACAGAAAATGTAAATAGAATTATTACAACAACAAATATTGTTAATACTGTTTATACAAGCAGTGGAGGTGGCGGTAGTAGTACACAAAAGAAAATGTATGGTGGAAAGATTATGCCAATGAACTATGGCGGAATGGTTCCTAAGTATTTTGCTGCAGGTGGTAGAGTTGGATCTGATTCAGTTCCAGCAATGCTTACCCCTGGAGAGTTTGTAATGAATAAGGCTGCAACCAAGAGATTTGGTCCAATGCTTAATCAGATGAATAATTCTAAGTTCCCTTCAATGATTGAAGATATGACTCCAGCAGTTTATTCATCTAATAATTCATCTGTAGTGATGCCAACAATAACATCTGTAGCAACAACAGTTTCAGACAGTTCTACGACCATGTATAATTATAATATTGGAATTACAGTTCCACAATCAAATGCAAGTTCTAACGATATTGCTAGAGCAGTAATGGGTCAGATTAAGTATATTGATTCACAGAGAATTAGAGGACAAAGATAATGGCTACCGCAGCATATTTAACAGGTCGTCGTAGATATCAACGCCCACAGGCTTTACTTTGGTCTGAGAACGCAGGAACCTTGGTAGATGGAGTTTATGTACCAACAGGCTATGAAATAGGCGTAGATGCCCCAGAGGGGGCTGATGAAGCCCTTCTAGACCAGTTCTTAATACTTTCTGACCATAATCGAGGGGAACTTCAATTTAAACCAGTAAGAATAGAACAACGTCAAAGAACCATCAATGGTAGGATGAGGTCTTATCATATTGCCGACAAGTTAACTATGTCATTATCTTGGAATCTATTGCCATCTAGAGGTTTTCATTTACCAGCAGATTTTAATCCAACAACTGGTGCTTCACCATATAAAAATGTTGCTGGTCAAGAGTACACAGCAGATGGTGGAGCAGGTGGAGTAGAGTTATTGGATTGGTATGAAAACCATAAGGGTCCATTCTGGATGTATTTGGCATATGATAAATATAATAACTTTGGTAAAGATAGTGCTGCTTATGGTCATCTAGCACAATATAATCAAATTATGCAGGTATACTTTGCTGACTTCAACTATACTGTCGTAAAACGTGGTGGTGGTAACCATGATCTTTGGAATATTTCGGTAACGCTGGAAGAGGTCTAAAGTGTTTGTAAATGAAGCGCTAAAGACACACCTAGAAACATCTGCAACAGTTAGACTTCAGTCATTAGTTTTGGCTGAGTGGAATATGAATATGCCAGACAATATTTATAAACTTGGCAACTATAGGTATAGACCATTAGACAGTTCTTCACAATATTTTACACTACCAAATGATTTTGACCAACTAGATGCTGGAAATTATTTTACTGGAGCAACAGATGCCGATGTAGTAATTGATGGTGGTTTTACAAATTCAAATGTGCCTCAGTTATTTACATCAACTAAAGATAAGATGAAGATGATATATTCTTTAGAAGATTGCTTAAAGCCATTTAGACCTAGATCAGGTATTAATAAACCACTATATTTTAATAATAAATTTTTAGCAAACTCTGGTGCATCAATGGCACAAAGACCAAGATATTATATGCCTTCTAGGTATGATGAGTTTAAGTATTGGACATCATATAGAACAGAAAATAATATTGAAAGAGGCATTGCTAAAAATATTTCTAATGGCTTGTACTATATTGATGATGCTGTTCCATTTGTTGTATATAAAGAAAACGTTCCAACCAATAGAATTATTATTAAAATGCAGACAAACATTGGTGATGTTAATTTAGGTCCATTTATTAATGGAACTTCTTCAATAGCAGATCCATTATTTGGAACTGCAAATAAAACAACTCCCACAAGATGGAAGGTTCAGTACCTTAAGGGTAATAGTTGGGTAGATGCATATTCATTTAGAGAAAATGACACAAGAGCATCGGGAGAACCAATCATAGATACAGATGGATACGTTGAACTTGAATATGGTTTAATTATTCCAGAAGAGTATCAGTCTTCTTTTGTATTTGCAGAAACACTATCTTCAGACACATTGCTTCCAGAAACAAGCGTAGAAGGTTATGCCTACCTTGTTATTGAAAACGAAGGGGATCGTGGAACATTCTATATCTGGACTAATGGAGACTATGCAACATTTACACCACAGTATGGATGGCAGTTAGGTTCAGAAGAGGTAGCAAATAACACTAATTTTGTAACTGATTTAACATCCCCAGACTCATTTGACAATGATATAGACGGAGACGTAACTTATAGAGAATTCCAATATATACGTGGAATGCGTATAGTCGTTGATGTTATGAATAAGTTTGATTCTACTTTTGATTTAATTGAGATGTCTCCAAGATTAATTGTTGATATTTCTGATAAAGTTACTGACTTTAGAATTACTAAAACACTTTCTGATATTGGGATTACATCTTTGCCAGTTGGACAGTTGCTTGCATCTAACGGAGAGATATCTTTGTTTGATGATGACCAAGCATTTAATGATCAAAATTCTTCAAGCATTGTTTCAGAATATGTAAGAAAAAACATCAAATTTAATTTTTATGAAGTAATCTTAGGTGTAAATGGGTTTGATTATTATGTTCCTATCAAAACTTTATACTCAGAGGGTTTTCCACAAGCAGATGTAACTGCAGGAACAATATCTATCCAGTTAAGAGATTTTTTCTTTTTCTTAGAATCTATGTCAGCACCAAGACTATTAACTACCCAAACATCTTTAAGTTATGCAATAACAACACTTCTTGATTATATTGGTTTTACAAACTATACCTTTAGACGTGTTACTGGAGAGTCAGACCCAATCATTCCATATTTTTTTGTTGCTCCAGATCAAAATGTTGCACAAGTTTTAAATCAATTGGCACTTGCCACTCAGACAGCAATGTTTTTTGATGAATACAATAACTTTGTAGTTATGAGTAAAGACTATTTAATGCCAACAGTAGATCAGAGATCAACAGACTTCGTTTTGTCTGGATCAAATAATCAAACAGATACTGGCGTTATTGAAAATTCTACATCTGGAAATCTTCCTAATATTATATCTATTGCATCAAAAGATAAAAAGATTTATAACGATGGAAAGATAAACTATACAACTAGATATATTCAAAGATCATACGGAAGCATTAGACAGTCCAGCATGGTTGATCAAAATAAAACTTGGATATATAAACCATCTTTGCTTTGGGAAGTATCTGGAACTGAAAATACTAAAACAATAAATGAAATTGCATCTAAGCAAGGAGCATATGTTTTAGGAGCAATGCCACTAAACTCTATTATTCCTGCGGTAGCACCAACAGTAGTCAATCATGCTATAACAAATAATGTGATTGATCTTGGAGAAAATATATATTGGATAACAAGATACAATGGGTATCTATATTCAAATGGTGAAGTAATAAAGTATGATGCCGCAGAGTTTAGTATAACTGGGGTAGGCAATGTCTGGATTAGCAGTAACCAAGAGTACCAAAGATATTTTGCATCAATACCATTTAATGGAAAAATTTATCCAACGGGACTAATAAGAATATATACAACACCATACTATGAAACAGTCGATGGCATAACAAGGCTACAAAATGGTGCTGTAGTAGACCATGGTCGTGGTCAATTTGGAACAACGATAGTTGAACATACAGCAGGTATTAGCGATTACTGGTCTAATAATGACTATGTTCGTGGATGTAATATGCAAGCGGGATACATGTTTACAACACAGTTAGATGAAGATGTTACCTATCCATCAACTACGCTTGGCGCAGCAGGTGTTGACAATGTTCTTGCCAGACAAACAACTCGTAATGGTATTATAAAAAACTTTATGTCAAATAATTATTTAACAGAAACACAGGTAAATAATTTAAAGAGCACTGAAACTGGAACTATTCAGTCATCAGCATTAGTTATGAATGGTCCATCATTTAAAACTACAGATACGCCACTCAACTTTGTTTCTTATGTATATAAGTCATTAAATAATGCTTACAAACACTTTGGCACAAGGGTTAGAATTATTGGTAAAATAGAAAACAATACAAGTAGAACACAAACTCCAATAGGTAGTACAACCTACTATCAGGCTTCTGGAACACAGCCAGATCAAAATGTTAATATTGGTGGAGGTTCAGGTGGCTTAGCAGTATTGCTTAATCCAGAAACAAACAATGGATATTATTTTGAAATTATTGCACTAACTGAAGATAATATTAACTCTTATCTAAAGTTAAATACAAAAGGTGAGGCTGAAAAGTCTATTAATAATATTGTATTTTATAAGGTTAAAAAAGATTCTTCAAATAATAATGCAATACCAATTAAACTTTGGGGTGGTCTTTCAAAGATACTTGTAGACGATGGAAGATTTACTGGACAATATAGAATGTCTGGAGAAGACAATCCAACCGTATATGACTTATCAGTAGAGTATCAAGATATTGGAAAAACTAGAAGGTTCTATTTATACATTAATAATAAACTTATTAAGGTTGTAGACGATACAGATCCACTTCCAATTTATAACAATATGGCTTTGTTTACTCGTGGATCATCAAGAGTTATGTTTGAAAACATTTATGCACTTTCAGAAAACTATTCTCAAAATAGCGTATTTACAGTTGGAGAAACATTATCTTCTGCTCTTTCAGATGGCAAAATTAATGCAAACGAATCATTTAGAAAATATGCAATGAGTGGTATTATTCAATCAACATACCTATCTGGTATTAGTGCACAGGAGCCACCTAAGTACAATATGTATTTTGAAGAATTTGGATCAATTATGCGTGAGTGTGCATACTTTGATGTTAAATATGATCGTGCATACCCAGCACTATATGCACAACTATCTCCAACCTTTAACAGAATTAAAGGCTACACTACCTCTGGATTTAAAGCAGACTCATATGGAGCAGAGTTTTTAATATTTAATGCTACAGATAAAGCCTTAAGTCTTGACGAAACTACTGGTAACTTTTTAAGAATTCAGGGTATAACATTTACACAAGACACCACTCATGAATTAACTGTAGATGAGTACTTTAAAAAGCGTGGAAACTTGTCAGATCCAGAGTTTGTAGGTAGCACTTTAGCATTTTCTCCTTTAGTTGAAAAGGCTAAATATGATGAAATTAGACAAAGCAGAATGATTTATGGAAAGAATGATTTTACAATCGACAGTATATATGTTCAAACAGATGATGATGCTAATGCCTTAATGGGGTGGATTATTAATAAGATTATGCATCCTAAAAAATCTGTTGGTGTTAATATGTTTTCTATCCCAACTCTTCAACTTGGAGATATAGTTACACTTAACTATAAAGACTCTACTGGTCTTGATCTTGTTTCTTCTGATACAAGTAGATTTGTAGTATATAATATTGAATACTCTAGAGGAACTGACGGACCAAATATGACAGCATATTTGAGTGAGGTATAATATGAGATTTTATGGAAATATGATTGATGGTGGTGGTGAAGATTACGTTCCACAAAGCGTACAAAAGGCTGCAGTTGTACCTGCGCCAGCAGCACCAATTAAAGTAACTGTTGAAAGAGGAGATACCCTTTCATCTATTGCAAAAGAAAACAATACAACAGTTAAAGCAATTTTAGCAGCAAATCCTAAATTTACAGAACAGGCTAAATATCAAGGCGGTAACATGATATGGGCTGGAACAACTGTAAAGATTCCACCCAAAGTTTCAACACCACCAAAAGCACCTACGCCAAAAGTTGACGTGCCACCACCACTAGTTCCTCAAACACAAGAAACAACAAAAGTAGATGAAACAACAACATCCACAACAACAGCAAGTACCACTGAAACTGGTACTACAACAACTACTACAACTACTACAGATAGTGGCGGAGGAAGTACATATTCTGGCGGATATACAAGTGCTACACCAATAACTCCAGCAGACATAACAACTGCTTCAGTTGCTGCTGCGCTTCCGCCACCTCCTCCAGTAAAAACAGCACCAATTGATACAGTTTTATTTAATGATGATGAATTACCAATTGAGGTAATGACTGATCTTATATTTGAAAATATTGGTGGGCAAGAGTTAATCAATATTGCTCGTAATGATATTATTAATGGTCAGCAAGTTTCTTATCAGCCAATCAAGAACCTTTCATCTATTCAGCAGCAATATAACCCTAATAATATACTTAGTGTTCAGGCTACATCTGATAAGTATTTTGCTAATTTTCCTATTAAACTTGAAAATAAGATACCAAAAGTTGGCACTGGTCCTAATGGAAATCACATATATATTGATTCTACAAATGGAAACCTAGTAATTGAGGCTGTAAATGTTGAACAAGATGAGCAGATTGAGATAGAAATTACGGTAAGTGGTACAATATATGAAGCGGAATTTGGAGAAATCACGTCATGATAACTAACACTGGTAAAAGCATTATAGGAAAATATATGCTTGGACAGGCTCCTGCCTATGCTTCTTTTATAGCGGTTGGCTGTGGTCCTACCCCACTTGACCTTGAAGACACCCCTGGTAATTTTGCCACAAAGGAAGCCCTTGATTTTGAAATGTTTAGAATACCAGTTTCATCCAGAGGGTTTGTTAATGAAAATGGTGTTAATAAAATTGTTTTAACTGCAGAACTACCAACAGAAGAAAGATATGAGATTACAGAGGTTGGTTTATACTCAGCAGGATCTAACCCTTCCGCTGGAGCATATGACAGTAAAACAGTTTTTGCTTTTACAACTGCAGAAAACTGGCAACATCATACAGCATCGGCTGCAACTGCAATCCCTTCTTATTCTTCACCACTTGACGATCCAAATGATGACAATGTTATTGCTATTGCAGAATCAGTATTTCAAACAAATGCAGATAACTCTATTTTTTACAAGCCTGCTCGTTCAGCAAGATATGAAAGATGTAGATTTTTAAATAATACAATTTTTATTCAAGGCGATGACTCAGATCTTACAATTAATGAAGAAAGTGGTCCAGCAGCAGATCACTTTGTTATAGAGCCTGGATCAAATCATATCCATTTAACTGGAGCAAATGTAGACTTTACAAGAAACTCTCCAACTGATGAACTAAAACTAGCATTTTCTTTAGTAAATAAAGATGGAGACTCTTTAGCAATACCAGAAACAATTAGAATATTAGTAGATTTTGCAGATACAGATGCATCAACACCTACTGGGTTTGCAAGGTTTGAAGCAGAAATAAATCATGGAACATCAGGGAATCCAGAAGATGTTCAAGACTTTTCAACAAATAGATATTTTGTTGTTACTAAGCAACTACAGGAATTATATACAAGCGCAAACTTTACTTGGAACGCCGTAACAGTTGTTAAAATTTATGCATGTGTTATTGATGGTGGAGTTCCATCTGAAGATTACTACATTGCTTTGGATGCCATTAGATTAGAAAACGTAGCAACAGTTAACCCATTATATGGCTTAACAGGATACTCAGTAATTAAGACTGACGGTGCAGAAACAATTATTAAGTCACCAAATACAAGTAATTATATTGAATTTAGATTTTCAATTGGGGTAACATAATGGAAAATGAAACTATTAAAAAGGTTAAAGTTGAACAAGATAATCTTCCAACAATAAATAGTACTACAGAAAAATATGATATAAGATATAGAATTATTTCTGAAGATAAAAACAGAACCTCACACTGGTCACCAATAGTAACGCTTGATCCAGAATATATTTATGTTCCTGGAAACATAACCATTGTTTCTTCAGGAATAACTACTGTTGCATGGGATACAGTTACTATTAAAATAGGCACTCAGGTAATTCGTCAGGCTAAAGATTATGATGTTTGGGTAAAGTGGAGTAGGGCTGCAGGAAATGGAGACTGGAATTATGTTCAAAGAATCTCTGGTAATTCCATTAATCTTGTTCATCCAACTACGTTTTATATTAATGGTGTAGATCAAACACAAGCACCAAATAGAGTAACAATAGAAGTTTACTTAAAGGGTGAACCAATAACAAGAGATTCTGTAAACCTTTTGGTTTATAACCCTGCAATGCATACGATCTAATGATATAATGGAGAGATAATGGCTAAAGTACCGCTACCAGAACGAGGACAACCCTTAGATGTTACATACATCTATCAGTTGGCTGATACTATTAATGATCTGTCTACACAGGTTTCTTCAGCAACCTACAACTACACAACGGTAGATACCGTAAGCGCAGGAAAACAAAGCGTAAAAACATCTGAGGCTCGTATGATTGGCGGGTATGTTGAGGTAGCAAACAACTCAACAGTATCAGCAGGAAACGAAAAAACATTCTCATATGACTTTCCAAGCGACTTTAAGTACCAACCAATAGCCACTGCTACACCAGTAAACATTGGAAACACACCTGCTGGACAAAATGTTAGTGTTATTTTAAAAACAGTTACAACTTCTAGAGTAGAAGGAATAGTTAGGTTTGGTGCTTCTGGAGATTTATCATTAGCAGTTAATTTAATTATTCTTGGTATACCAAACTAAAGTTAAGGGTGGGAAATGATTTTTTGCAAAAAATGCAAAGGTCGTATGCTTGTCGATAGACAATACAATACAACCGAACATATAGAGATCTTTTGTGTGTTATGTGGATCAAGAATTTTTTTTCACCCTCCTTCAGAAAGTGAGCAAGGTAGATGGATACTGCAAAAGGAAAAATCCAGAGCCAAGCGTACAATAACGAGCCTGTAATAAAAGGAAATCAAAAGGTTTGGTTTTTAAATGGTGATCTTGTAAGGCTATATCATAGTTCACGTTCTACTGGAATGGTAACTGTTTATAATATTAATAAAGATAGAATAGAAACATGTTTGCGTTCTGACTTTAGAAAAAATAGACAACGAGCATATACCGTTGCTGAGACTGCTAAATTAATTAATCGTCATAGAAAGTATATGCCAAGTTTAATTAAACGAGGAGTCATTCCAAGACCAGTGGGTTCAAGTATTGGTGGTAAGACTGGATTTCAAATCAGATCTTATTATTCAGAAGACCACGTTAGAGAGATTCGTGCTATACTTGCAAGTATACATATAGGACAACCAAGAAAAGATGGACTAATAACAAATAATAGTACGCCTACAAGCCAGGAGTTGACAAGGCGAATGGGAGACGGTATACTTACATATACGAAGACTGAAGATGGAAGGTTTATTCCTGTTTGGTCTGAAAGTATTTAAAACTATGAAATGGGTGGGGTAATGGAAAACGATTCAACAAAAGTAAATGTAACTCTGGGATATACGCTAAACCTTGGAAACTTTCAATCTCTAAGACTTGATCTTGGCGTTATTGATAGCAAGCGTGATGGCGAGACTACTGAGCAGGCATTTGAGCGTGTCTACAAGTTTGTAGAAGAAAAACTCACTGACAAGATTAAAGAAGCACAGGAAGAGGCTGCAGAGGCATAATGGCTGAACGCAAAGACCGCATGGCTTTGCTTAGTAGGTACAGCAAGTTACATACAGCAAAGTATGAGCAAAAGCCATCTCTGAATTTAAATGTAGAGCAGTGGGCTTCTGATGCCTTGATAGAATCTTATGGCATTAGTAATTGCTATGAATTACTTGATTATTATTTTAGTGTTGCACAAGAACCAAGTTGGAATTATTTTGCATACAACGCAGAAAAGATTATCAACGGTAAAAAAGATTATCAATTAGATTTGCAAGAGCGCAAAGAGCGCAGAGCGATGGCGAGGAAGTGGCTTAGTGAATAATACAGAAGCAAGGGTTATATCTGCACTACTCGAAGATAAGCAAATGCATGTTTTGCTACAGGCAAATGTAGAAAATCTTCTTAGAACACATAACGATATCTGGAATTTTATTAGGCTGTACTTTGAAAATAATGGTAGCGTTCCCCCTGCTTCTTTAGTTGTAGAAAAATTTAGAGATTTTGAACCAGTATCTGGTGTCGGAGCAACTAAACATCATCTTGAAGAATTGCAGACTGAGTATTTAAATGATAGTCTAAAAGATATATTGAGGTCTGCAGCAGGAGAAGTGCAGGGTGGAGAAGGTTCAAAAGCATTAGAAGAACTTATCACTAAGACCTCAGAATTAAAAAAGAATACCTCTGCTATACGTGATATTGATGCTACAGATTTAGAGTCTGCTATTGCATATTACGAAAATGTTCAAAAACAAAAAGAGACTGGTCAAATTGGAATTAAAACTAATCTTCCAGGATTTGATAACTATCTACCTTCTGGAATTATGCCAGGTCAACTTGGAGTATTTCTTGCTTACCCTGGAATTGGTAAGTCTTGGATGGCTTTATACTTTGCAGTGCAAGCATGGAAGCAAGGAAAGTCTCCATTAATTATTTCTCTTGAAATGTCTGAAACAGAAGTTCGTAATCGTGTTTTTGCAATCATGGGTGAAGGTGTTTGGTCACATAGAAAATTAAGCAATGGTGAAGTAGAACTTGATATGCTTAAAAATTGGCATGCTAATAAGGTTGCAGGCAGACCAGAGTTTCACATTATTTCAAATGACAATGGTGGTGAAGTTACACCCTCCGTTATTCGTGGAAAGATTGATCAGTATAAGCCAGACTTTGTTATTGTAGACTACCTACAACTTATGAGTCCAAATCAAAAGTCAGATAATGAAACGGTACGAATGAAGAACCTTTCACGAGAACTTAAACTTATGGCTATTAGTGAAGAAGTTCCTATTATTGCTATTTCCTCTGCTACTCCAGATGATGTAAAAGATCTTAGTAGTGCACCTACTCTGGGTCAAACAGCATGGTCTAGACAGATTGCTTATGATGCTGACTGGGTAATGGCTCTTGGTCGTGCTACCAATAGTGATATTATTGAGTGTGTATTTAGAAAGAATCGTAATGGTTTTATGGGTGATTTCTTAGTACAAGTAGATTTTGATAAAGGTTATTACAGATACAAAGATTACGAAGACGGAAAATAAAATGACAGACATATATACAGAAGAGCAAATTAGAAGAGTATTAAACGGAATTGGCGTAGATGTTGAGGCTGAGTTTGGTAATGAACTAATTGTGTATTGTCCTTATCATAATAATAGTAGAACTCCTGCAGGAGAAATATCTAAAGAGCATGGTAGGTTCTTTTGTTTTGGATGTCAAGTAACCAAAAGTTTAGAAGAGTTTGTTATGACTATATCCAATAGGACATACTTTGAGGCAGTTCGATATATTCGTAGCAAGGGTCAAGAAACAGATCTTACTAGTGTAATAAATAAAACACTTTATAGTCCACCTGACTTTGTTCAGTATGACGAACTACTTATTAAAAGATTAAATAATCAGGCTATGGAATCTCCTAGGGCAATTAGATATTTTGAAGGTCGTAAGATTACAAAAGATTCTATGATCAAATTTAGCCTTGGATATTCAGAAAAACAAGATTCAGTTACAGTACCAATGCATAATCACGAAGGAATGTGCCTGGGCTTTGTTGCTAGAACAATCGAGGGTAAAGAGTTTAAGAATACTCCAGGTCTTCCAAAAAGTAAGATACTATTCAATCTTAATAGAATTAAAACATCAAGCATTGTATATGTCGTAGAATCATCATTTGATGCAATACGATTAGATCAAGTAGGTTTCCCAGCAGTTGCAACTCTGGGTGCTAATGTGTCTGTATCACAAATCAGACTATTAGAGAAGTACTTCAACAACGTTGTACTAATAGCAGATAATGATGAAGCAGGAATTATCATGACAGAAAAGTTAATTGAAAAACTTGGATCAATGGTAACTATTGTTAATCTAGATAAAAAATATAAAGACATAGGTGATATGGATGATGATTCAATCAGAAAACTTGAGTTTCAGTTTGACAATTCTATATCGGCTATGCTAAAATAAATATAACAAACAAAGGAGAAACACATGAGCGTAGTAAAGGGACTCAAAAATATTAATGCCCTGCTCGACAAGCCAAAGTATGATGAAAACTCACCAAAGGTAAAGTGGCTTAAACTTGCCGACGGTCAATCAGTAAAAATTCGTTTCATTGAAGAACTAGATGAAGACTCTGCAAACTATAATGCAGAACGTGGTCTTGCACTAGTTGTTAAAGAACACACAAATCCAAAGGACTATAAGCGTAAGGCTGTAGACACAATGGAATCAGAAGGTCGTGACTGGGCAGAAGAGATGCACCGCAAGGATCCAAAGGCTGGCTGGAGAGCACGTCTTCGTTTCTATTGCAACGTTTTGGTAGATGACGGCATTGAAGCACCTTATGTTGCAATCTGGTCAATGGGTGTTAGCAAGCAGTCAGCATTTAACACAATTCGTGAGTATGCTCTTGAAACAGGAAGCATCTCAAACGTACTCTGGAAAGTAAAGCGTAATGGTCAGGGAACTGAAACATCTTACACAATTATTCCAGGTGCTCCAGACAAGGAACCTTTTGACTGGGCAGAAGTAAAACCATATCCTCTAGAACTAGCATTGAAGAAAATTCCATATGCTGAGCAAGAGGCATTCTATTTGGGCTTTGACGGTCCATCAACTTCTTCTGCTACCAACATCGACTGGTAGTAGATGAATTACGTAGGCTTACACGTACATACACACTATTCATTATTTGATGGTGTTGCTACTCCAGAAGAATATATAGACCGAGCAGTTGAACTTGGTATGCCAGCATTGGCTATCACAGATCACGGAACCTTATCTGGGCATCGGGAACTGTACCGAATTGCAAAAGCAAAAGGTGTAAAGCCTATTCTTGGCGTAGAAGGATATTTTTGTACTGATAGATTTGATAAAAGGGCAAAGGCAGAACGCACTGAGCCAACTGATATGGTCTATAATCACATTATCCTTCTCGCTAAGAACCAACTTGGTTTAGAAAATCTAAACAAGATTAATGAAATCGCTTGGACTGAAGGATATTTTAGTAAGCCACGCTTTGACTTTGAAGTTCTAGAAAAGTACAGCGAAGGCATTATTGTTTTATCTGGATGTCTAAGCGGTATCATTGCAAAAGCCTTGGAGCATGGGGAGTATGCTCAGGCTAAGAAGCACATTGAGTGGTTCAAGCGTGTATTTAAAGATGATTTTTATATGGAACTCATGCCACACAATGGTGCAGAAGTTAATAAGCAACTAGCAGAACTTGCAGATGAGTTCAAGGTACAAACTGTCGTAACACCAGACTGTCACCATGTTGATGAATCACAAAAAGAGATTCAAGAATTTAAACTATTAATGAACTCACATGCTAAAGTTCAAAAAGATGTAACCTATGATAAGTCTAAAAAGCAAAATGGAATGATGAAGCGTCTTGATTATTTGTATGGTGAAGATCGCCAAATGTCATTTAATAAGTTTGACATCCATCTTTTATCTTATGATGAGATGAAGGTAGCCATGGAATCGCAGGGTATTGTAAGAGAAGACATGTATATCAACTCTATAACCATTGCAGATAAGATAGAGGACTATGACATTAAAGATGGTCTAAACCTCCTACCAGTACAATACAAGAATCCTGATAAAGAACTAAAATCTCTTGCACTAGAAGGTTTAAAGGTTCGTGGGTTTGATAGTAATCCAGAATATCTTGCTCGTCTTGATGAAGAGTTAGAGATTATTAAAACAAAGAACTTTGGTCCATACTTTCTTGTTGTGCAAAGTATGATTAGTTGGGCAAAGAAGGAAGGGATTATGGTAGGTCCTGGTCGTGGATCTGCTGCAGGCTCTTTGGTATGTTATGCACTTGGCATTACTGAAATTGATCCAATTGAACATGGACTTCTATTCTTCCGTTTTATTAACCCAGAGCGTAATGACTTTCCTGATATTGATACAGACATTCAAGATAATAGACGTGAAGAAGTTAAAGATTATTTAGTTAGACAGTATAGACACGTAGCATCAATTGCAACATTCCTTCAGTTCAAAGATAAGGGTGTAGTGCGAGATGTTGCACGAGTTTTAGATATTCCATTAACAGATGTTAACAAAGTTCTAAAGTTAGTAGATACATGGGATGAGTATTGTAGTTCTAAAACAACTGCATGGTTCCGTGAAAAATACCCTGAAGTAGAAATCTATGGAGATAAACTTCGTGGCAGAATCCGTGGTACTGGAATTCATGCTGCTGGTGTTGTAACATCAAAAGAACCAATCTTTAGACATGCACCTATGGAAACACGCTCTAGTACTGGTAGCGATGATCGCATTCCAGTGGTTGCTGTGGATATGGAAGAGGCTGAAAGAATTGGTTTAATTAAGATAGATGCTCTTGGGTTAAAGACTTTAAGTGTAATCCAAGATACTTTACAAATGGTCAAACAAAATCATTTTAAAGATATAGACTTATTAAATATTGATATGGACGATGCAAATGTATATGAAATGTTATCCAGTGGATACACTAAGGGTGTATTTCAGTGTGAAGCAACACCATATACAAACCTTCTTATTAAGATGGGTGTAAAGAACCTAAATGAACTTGCTGCATCAAACGCTTTAGTTCGACCTGGCGCAATGAACACTATTGGTAAAGACTATATTGCTCGTAAGCATGGAAAACAGTCGGTATCATATAGTCATCAGGTAATGAAACCATTTACGGAGGATACCTATGGCTGTGTTTTATACCAGGAACAAGTTATGCAAGCATGCGTACACCTTGGCGGTATGTCCATGTCGGAAGCAGATAAAGTTAGAAAGATCATTGGCAAGAAGAAAGATGCTAAAGAGTTTGACGTATTCAAAGACAAATTCGTTAAAGGTGCTTCTGCCTATATTAGTCCCAATCAGGCTCTTGATTTATGGCATGACTTTGAGGCGCATGCAGGCTACTCGTTCAACAAGTCTCATGCGGTTGCTTACTCTACAGTCTCGTATTGGACGGCGTGGTTAAAATATTACTACCCTCTTGAGTTTATGTTTGCACTTCTTAAAAACGAAAAGGATAAAGATGGAAGAACTGAGTATCTTATTGAAGCGAAAAGAATGGGCATTAGTATTAAGTTACCTCACATTAACGATTCGGATATTGATTTTAAAATTGAGGGTAAGGGTATTCGGTTTGGACTCACTGCTATCAAGTACATATCTGACAAAATTGCAGAGAGATACATTACGGCACGACCATTTAGTTCATACAAAGAACTTGAAGAATTTACCTTTACAAAAGGAAATGGAGTAAACAGCAGGGCACTACAAGCATTAAGAGTTATTGGTGCTGCTAACTTCCCAGATAATCCACGTAATGAGCAAGAGATTAAAGAAAATCTTTATGATTATTTAAATCTTCCTGAGTTTAACATTACAGTCCCATCCCATTACCATGCATTTATTCAAGAGGTTTGTGATTTTGAGGAAAAGGGTTCTTTTGTATTAATGGGTATGGTTAAAAGTATTAAGCGTGGCAAAGGTTGGTCTAGAGTAGAAATTCTTGACAAGACTGGATCCGTTGGCATTTTTGATGAAGAACAAACAATGATTGAGCCAGGGAAGACTTACCTTCTTCTGGCTACTGATAACAGAATTGTCTCTGCTATTCCAGTAGAAGAGATTAAAGGTTCATCAAATGCACTTGTAAAGTTTTTAAATTATAAGCAATTGCCTTTTACAGAAGAGGAAATGTTTGTTGTTTCCTTTAAGCCAAGAATTACAAAGGCTGGTAAAAAAATGGCTTCTTTAACCTTAGCAGATACTAGTAGAGATTTGCACCCAGTTACAGTATTTCCAACTTCGTTTGCACAGGCATACATGCATATTGAAGAAGGCAATGCTTATAAATTTAAGTTTGGTAAAACAAAAGATGGAACAATTACATTGGAGGAAGTAAATGTACGATAACGTGTTTGATAATCTAGCAATTGAATTACATAAGGTAGCAGTTGAAAAAGGTTTTTGGGGAAGCCCAGAAGATAGCGATGCAATAGACGATATTTTTGTTGCTAAGCAGTGTATGATGATTGTTTCAGAGGTTACTGAAGTAATGGAAGCAGTACGTAAAGATAAGGGTGAAGAAGAAATAACTAAAGAATTTGCAGACATCATTATCCGTACATTAGATTTATATGCTGGCATGGTAGAGGCTGGATATACAAAACTATCTCTTGATCAAATGTTAAGAGAAAAAATAGATTTTAATAAAACTAGACCAGAAAAACACGGGGTACGATTCTAATGTCAGTAACAATGGAAGAAGTATTGGCACAACTTAACCCTAAGTTGCGTAAGACTATTATGGTTGGAGACTCAGTACCTCCAACAGAATATGCAGCAACTCCCAGTTTTGGTTTAAACCGTGCATTAGCAGGTGGATTACCATATGGTCGTCAAGTACTTGTTTGGGGTTCTAAATCCTCTGCAAAGTCTTCTCTATGCCTTCAGATGATTGGTCTAGCACAGAAAGAAGGAAAGATCTGTGCATGGATTGATGCAGAAATGTCATACGATAAAGCATGGGCAGAACGTCTTGGAGTAGATTCATCTAAACTTATTTATTCTCAGGCTCGTACAATTAATGAAATGGTTGACGTAGGTACAAACCTAATCAACGCTGGTGTTGATATTGTGGTTGTTGACTCAATTACATCATTACTTCCAGCAATCTATTTTGAAAAGGATTCCGATGAACTCAAGCAACTTGAAAACACAAAACAAATTGGTGCAGAGTCTCGTGACTTTTCCAATGCTTGGAAGATGATTAACTATGCAAATAATAAAGTTAAGCCAACGCTTTTTGTTCTTATTAGTCAAAGCCGTAACAATATTAATGCTATGTATACTAGCCAGCAGCCTACTGGTGGTCAGGCTACTAAGTTCTATTCTTCTACTGTTATTAAATTGTTTTCGTCCGAATCGGATAACCAAGCAATTAAAGGCAAAATAAAGATTGGTGATAAGTTAATTGAAGAAAAGATTGGTAGAAAGATTCGTTGGGAACTGCAGTTCTCAAAAACTTCTCCAGGATTTCAATCAGGTGAGTATGATTTTTATTTTAGAGGAGATGAAGTAGGAATCGACTCCATAGGAGATTTAGTTGATACAGCAGAAGCAGCAGGTCTTGTAAATAGAACTGGTGCATGGTACCAACTAGATGATGGAACTAAAGTTCAAGGTAGAGATGGTTTTATTGCTCGTGTTAAGGAAGACCTTGACTTACAGCAAAGTCTTAAAGATAAGTTGAATAATGGCTAAAGATTTTACTGTATATCCTGGAAAATTTCCATGTAAGAAGTGTGGAGTTGAAGTTACATCTTTAAGATATTGGGCTGAAAGTGGGGATGCAACATGGATGTGTCCAGAAAAACATATATCAAAAGTAAATCTCATTCCTCCAAAGAAAAAGAAAAGTGATTTTAAAAATGAGTGAGCGTGGAGAATCTAAAAGAATAGGTGCTAAGCAGCATAAAAACTCTGGAAGAAATAATACAAAGGGAGATGCTTCTTGGCATAACTTTGTTTTAGACTTCAAAGAGTGCTCTAAATCTTTTACACTTAACCAAGATGTATGGGCAAAAGCAGTTACTGATGCTCTAAAGAAAAATATGGATCCAGCGCTAGTGATTGTTTTAGGCGAGGGTACAAAGAAGGTACGTCTGGCTATTATAGAATTAGAACTACTAGAACAGTTGATAGAAGGAGAATAAAATGACAGAGGGTACAGGGCAAACAACACTAGAAATGATTAATGGTTTGGCAGAGATTGCTGAGTTTATGGAAGATGAAGAACTCAATACGGCTCTAACAATGATTGCTAAGTTAATCATTAAACCAGATATCCCTGCTCCAGTAGCCAGTATTGAAATCGTTAGACTTCAGGCTATTGCAGGAAAGTTAGCACTAAAGGCTACTTGGATGGCAAATGTAGATAAAAACAACAGAGCAAAGAAAAACATTTACTATACAGCAGCAGAAGCAGTAAATAACTTAGTATCAGCACTTAAATACATAATGCGATAACATGCTATACTTATATAAAACAAGGGGATATAATGACAAAAAGTTTATTACAGCAGGTTATGCTCAAAAGTGTTTCTAAGAAAAGCACCATACTGGATGCAGATGCGCTGATTGAAAAGATTAAATCTGGATACGTTGTAAATCGTGGTCCAAAGTTTCAAACCAAAAAAACATTTGCCCCATCAACAATTGCCTATAGCCATGGAGAGTGTCCACGCTATTGGTATCTTGCATTTGATGGTGCTACATTTGAAGACAACGCAGATGCCTATGGTGCAGCAAATATGACTGCTGGAACATTGTCACACGCAAGAATTCAAGATGCCATGATGAATGCTGGAGTTGCCAAGGTATACCGTGATGACGATAACCAGCCAACAACAGAATTTAAGATTAGATATGATGATCCACCTATCTTTGGATATGGTGATGCAATGCTTGACTGGGAAGGCGAAGAGATTGTCGGAGAAATCAAGACAATGCTTAACGAAGGGTTTGAGTATCGTAAGAACTCAATGAAGCCTAAAACTGGTCACCTAATTCAGTTGCTTATCTATATGAAGATTCTTGGTAAGAAAAAGGGTGTATTGATTTATGAGAATAAAAATAATCATGAACTCTTAGTTCTTCCAGTTGAAGTAGACGATTATTATCGACAGTGGATTGATGCAACTTTCCAATGGATGCGTGATGTTCGTAAGGCTTGGGTTGATCGAACACTACCAACTAAAAATTATCGTGCTAATTCAAAAATATGTAAGACATGCCCAATCAAAGCAGCATGTGATGAGGCTGGCGCTGGAGTTGTTAAAATCAAATCTATGGAGGGGCTGATTGAAACTCTGTGACAGATGTGATACATATTTTGAACCTAAAGTAACTTATCAAATTTACTGTAGTGTTGATTGTAGAGACGCTGCAACTAAAGAAAAGATTACCGAGAGGTATCAGATAACTCGTCGTCAAAAGAGAAAAGGCAAGAAAAGATTTTGTTTAGGTGGTTGCCAAACCCAGTTATCAATATATAACGATTCTGGATTTTGTGCTAACTGCAATGTAAGTGAAAAACAAGTAGCAAAAATGTTAAAAGAATTAAAGGGGTTTATTGATTATGAGCAAGAATAAGTGGGGCATAGAGGTTCAGCCAGATCGTGTTTGTGCTATAGACGCTAGTACAAATAGCCTTGCTTTTGCTGTATTTGATAAAAAAGATTTAAAAGAAATTGGTAAGATAAACTTTGAAGGTGAAGACATATACGCTAAAGTGGGGGATGCTGCTAGAAAAACTAAGGCATATTTTGAAACAATTATGAAGGCAGATGCTATAGTAATTGAACATACGGTATTTATGAATAGCCCTAAGACTGCTGCCGATCTTGCATTGGTTCAGGGTGCTCTTCTTGGTGCTGCCGCTATGTGTGGAATTACTACAGTGGGAAAAGTTTCACCTATTACCTGGCAAAATTATATTGGTAACAAAAAGATATCTAAAGATGAAAGAGCAATGATTGCTGTTAGAAATCCTGGAAAGTCTTTGTCTTGGTATAAAACCTTTGAGCGTAATCTTAGAAAACAAAGAACTATGGACTTTATAGAGTTTCAGTATAAAAAGACTATTACTGATAACGATGTGGCTGATGCCTGTGGCATTGGTCATTGGGCTGTAAATAATTGGAATAAGGCTTTGGGGGTTGACAAATAACGCTATGGCTGGTAAACTATATACATCAGAGGTTTGGCTCCGTAAGAGGTTTCTTATGGATAAAAAGTCTCCAGAAGAGATTGCAAAAGAGTGCGGGGCAAGCGTAGAAACAATCTATGTTTACCTTGCTAAATTTGGACTAAGGAAGTCACGACGATGAATAAAGCACAAAAGGTTTTAATTGGAATTGGAATTGCTGGCGCAGTAGGTTTAACCTATGTTATCACAGCGCTTAAAGGTATGCCAGAAGCATTTGATTGGGAAGAGGATGAATCAGATGAGTAATCATACAGAGTTAAGCATTACAGTTGACCAAGTTAATCATCCATTACACTATACAACAGATCCTTCTGGTGTTGAATGTATTCAAATAACTAGACATCGTAATTTTAATATTGGAAATGCTTTTAAATATCTTTGGAGAGCAGGTCTTAAAGATGAAGAAAAAACAATTCAAGATCTTGAAAAGGCAATCTTTTATATTAAAGATGAAATAAATAGGTTAGAGGGTAAATACATTGTCAAGTGAAGTAGAACTAATAGAGCATCTTGATGAAGTTAACAAGGTTGTAACTGAATATTTAAAGGGTCAAGATCCAACTAAGATTTCCAAAGACCTAGATATGCCAAGAACTCGTGTTGTTGCATTAATTAATGAGTGGAAAGTTATGGCTTCTGCCAATGATGCTATTCGTGCTCGTGCTAAAGAGGCTCTTGCTGGAGCAGACACACATTACAGCAAACTTATAACAAAGGCTTATGAGGTTATTGATGAATCAAGTTTGACTAATAATCTTAGTGCAAAAACTCAGGCTATTAAACTTGTTATGGATATTGAAAAGTCTAGAATTGAAATGCTTCAAAAGGCTGGTCTACTTGAGAACAAAGAACTTGCAGAAGAAATGGTTGAGATTGAAAGAAAACAAGAAGTCCTTATTGGAATTCTTAGAGATGTTGCTTCAGAGCATCCAGAAATACGTGACTTAATTATGCATAGACTTTCTTCTATTGCAAAAGAAGGCGAAGTGATTACAATTGTCCACGATGTTCAATGAGTTTCTTGATGTTTTAAAAGAAAACCATTTTATTGAAACTCCAGTAGATGTAAAAACCTTTGTTCAGTCTCCTGAATATCTTGGTCAACCACTGCTTTCTGATATTCAATATGAAATAGTAGAGGCAATGAGTCAAATTTATCGCAAAGAAGACCTGATAGAACTTATGGGTCAAGCCGAAGGCTTAAATCATTTTAATAAATATACAAAAAATGAATTGATTCTCCAACTTGGCAAGGGTAGTGGCAAAGATTTTATTTCAACCGTGGCATGTGCATATGTAGTATATAAACTACTTTGCCTAAAGGATCCAGCAACATACTTTGGCAAGCCTGCAGGAGACGCAATTGATATTATTAACGTTGCTGTTAACGCACAACAGGCTAAGAACGTTTTCTTTAAAGGCTTTAAAACAAAGATTGAAAAATCTCCGTGGTTTGCGGGTAAGTATAACGCTAAGGCTGACTCAATTGAATTCGATAAGGCAATTACAGTTTATTCTGGTCATTCAGAAAGAGAATCTCATGAGGGTTTAAACCTTCTTATGGCAGTACTTGATGAGATTTCTGGTTTTGCTACAGAAGTAGGTACTGGTAACGAACAAGGAAAAACTGCTGATAACATCTATAAAGCCTTCCGTGGTACCGTAGATTCTCGTTTCCCTGATCTTGGTAAAGTTGTTTTGCTTTCATTCCCCAGATATCAAGGTGACTTTATTTCCCAACGATATGAAGCAGTTATTGCTGATAAAGAAACTATTGAGCGTAGACATACGTTTATCATGAACGAAGACTTGCCACACGATGATCCAGGAAACCAGTTTGAAATTTCGTGGGATGAAGATACAATACTTTCATATAAAATACCAAGAGTCTATGCATTTAAAAGACCAACTTGGGAAGTTAATCCTACTCGTAAAATAGAAGATTTTAAATTAGCCTTTTACACAGACCTAGGAGATGCAATGATGCGCTTTGCTTGTATGCCAACATATGCATCAGATGCTTTCTTTAAGCAAAAAGATAAACTAGAAAAATGTATGAACACAAGAAATCCACTAGATCAGTTCAGAAGGTTTGATGAAACCTTTAAGCCAGATGAGAATAAGGTTTATTATATACATGCTGACCTTGCACAAAAGCATGACAAGTGTGCAGTTGCTATTGCTCACGTAGATAAGTGGGTAAACATTCAGGTCATTAAAGATTATGAACAGGTAGCGCCAATTGTTGTAGTGGATGCAGTAGCCTGGTGGGAACCAAGAGCAGAAGGTCCAGTTAACCTATCAGAAGTCAAGCAGTGGATTATGAACTTACGTAGACAAGGATTTAATCTTGGCATGGTTTCTTTTGACCGATGGCAGTCATTTGATATTCAAAATGAGTTGCAAGCAGTAGGAATTAGGACTGAAACTGTTTCTGTTGCAAAGAAACACTATGAGGATTTGGCTATGATGATTTATGAGGAGCGTGTTTCAATTCCCATGATTCCAATCTTGCTTGAAGAAATGTCAGAGTTAAAGATTATGAAGGGCAACCGTGTTGATCACCCCCGTAAAAAATCTAAAGACTTGGCAGATGCTGTATGTGGAGCCGTATTTGGGGCTATCTCTCACACAGCAAAGACTAATAATACAGAAATAGATGTCCATACCTGGAGTTCTGCAACACGACTTGCACAAAAACAAAGGGATATGGTAGAATTGGATAATCGAGAAATGCCTAACGATGTTAAGGATTTCCTCGATAAATTCAACTTAATATAAACAAACAAACAAGGAGAAAGATGAATTCATTTAAGAAAATCGCTCTAGGACTCGCTGCAGCAATGTCCTTTGGCGTACTATCGGCACTTCCGACAAGTGCTGCTGTGATTGCACCTACACTAACGATTGATTCTGCTACAGACTCAATTCTAGTTGGTGAAACTGCAACAGCAGTAGTTACACTGTCATTTATTTCAGAAACAACAGCAGATACAGCAACCGTGCTTTCTGCTATGTTTGCACAGCCATCAACGGCTAACAAGTCAGCAACAATTACATTGCTAGAAACATCAACAGCAACTGTAGCAATTGCTAACACTAATCTTTCAGCAGATGTTAACTCAACTGTTAATACTCCAGGATATGTAACTGCAAAGTTTACAGTATCTTTGGTTGCTCCATCAGTTGCAGGTACATACGAGGCAAGAATTATTACAACTCGCCCATCAACTGGTCCATCAGTTGCATGGACAGTAACAGTAGGGGCTGGAGATACAGTTCCATCTGCTTCAACAACAACTTCAATTCTTAATAGAGGTGAAGTAATTACTGCTACAGCAGATGATTCAGTATTTGCGCCAAAGGCAGCAGCAACAGATGCAGCAGCAGTTATTGTTATTGCACAAAAGAATGCAGCAGGCAGAGCAACTTCAGAGTCGCTTCTTGCTACAGTAACTGGATCAGGAGCAATTGGATATGGCACAAATGCCACAACAATGTCACTTCTTGGTCGTTCAGTTGTTATCCCTTCAGGAAATTACATTGGCGTATTTGCTGACGGTACTGCAGGAGTTGGAACAATTACAATTACAACACTTACAGGTACAGTACTTGCAACAGAGAAGGTAACATTCTATGGAGACATTGCTACAATCGAAGCAACTCCAGTCAAGTCTGTTATTGCACTTGGTGCAAACACAACTACAGTTAAGGCAGTAGCAAAGGATGCTTCTGGCGTAACAGTTGGAGCAGGAACACTTAATGCTTTCTCAAGCAATATTGCAACAGTATCTGATTCAGGTACAGCAGCAACAATTGTTAATGGTGAGGCAGTATTTACTCTTACTGGTGTTAAGGCTGGAGATGTTGCAGTTACAATTAAGTCTGGAACAATCTCTTCTAACTCAGTTGCAGTACGTGTAGAGTCACCAGCAGCAACTGTAAAGTTGGCTTTTGACAAGGACACATATCTTCCAGGAGAAGCAGCAACTATTAGAGTAACAGTTCTTGATGCAGCAGGTCTTCCATTATCTGGAAAGACACACTCTGCTCTATTTGCAACAGGTGGAATTACTTCAACCTATGCATTTGGTTCAGGTTCAGATATTCTTACAGCAACATCAGTTACAACTGATACTGATACAGTTAAGTCATACAAGGTATTTATGCCATTGACAGAAAACACTGTAACAATTTCAGCAACTGGTGGAACTTCACTTCCTTTGGCTGGACAGGTAGCAGTATCTGCAACAGCGAAGGTATCAAACTCTTCTTCTAGCACAAACGCTACTCTTGCAGCATTAGTTGCACAGATTACCGCAATGCAGGGAATTTTTGATAGCCTTAAGGCAGAAATTACAACACTTAAGGCTGATAAGGCAGCAGCAGATGCTAAGGCAATTGCTGATCGTGCTGCTTTTGTAAAGCAGTATAATTCTCTTGCAACTAAATGGAACAAGAAGAATCCAAAGTCTAAGGTTGCACTTCTTAAGAAGTAAAACTTTATAAATTAGGGGGTTAGCCAAGTGCTAACCCTCTTTTTTATTTCAACAAAATGATATAATAAGACTATCAAACATCGGAAAGGATGTGCCCTCTATCGAAAAGATCCTACTAAAAAGTGGGGTAGTTGCTTTTTTGGTGGGTTTGTGGTTTATCTTATCTCCAATTAGCCAAGCACATGCAGATGAAACAGTAACAAACCAAGTATCTTCGTCTGATACATCAACGGCAACAATAGATTCTTCTTCAACAGTTATAGTGCATACATCTGTAGAAAGTGCTACAGCCATAATTGAGGTAGCACAGGCTACAATTACTCAGGCTGAAACTACCACGGCAGTCATAGAGACCCAAGCAACAGCCATTACAAGCCCTACAGAGACCATTACAGCCACTATTACACAGGCAAATACTTCTATTACCCAGGCTCAGACAGTAGTAGATAGTGCTACTGTGGCTGTTAACAATGTTATTTCTACTCAGAATTCCCTGGCTCAAGCGGTAGAAACTCAGACTGCTATGGCTCAAATAGTAGCCTCAGAATCAGCAACAGTCTTATCTCTGACAGATAGTATGACAGTTCTTAATGGACAAATAGATAGTCAAACAGCAATAGTTTTATCTGATAGTGCAACAGTAACATCAGAGCAGGCTGCCTTAACTTTAGTTGAAGATCAGATAGCCTTACAAAATTCAGGCAATCCACAAACAACAGATCTTCCTAAAGACGATGACTGGTCATTCCAAATGACTCTGCCCTATGCCCTCAGACTTGGTGATCAAGAATATACAGATGTTTATGTTGCTACAAATGGTTTGATATCTTTTGGTACCCCACAAGGTTGGGGTGGAAATGCTCCAGCAGTTTATATTAACTTCCGTGACTGGTGGAATGTTGATTCAGACACTTATGTTAGATATTCAACAACTATTAACACACTTTTAATTGAATGGATGGTTAGAGGGTATGGAACTCGTTCTGGGCAACTAACTAATATTATTTTTGATGCTGATGTAAATCCAATTGATGGAACATGGAAAGCAGATGTATCTTCAGTGGGTCAAGCAGGAAGCGGTCAAGTTCAAGTTAATCAAATAATTAATAATCAATTAACTGGATCTGTTATACAGCAAAATGAAGGGAGCACTCCAACAAATTTATCAGCACATATTGATATTACTGGATATACTCCATATACACCACTTCCAGCAGATACAAATTTAGCAGAGGCACTTGCATCAGCACAGGCAGATCTTTCTGCAGCACAATCAGTTTTGTCTGCATCACAATCAGTTCTGAATAGTTTGCTTGCAAATGAAGATGCTTTACAGTCTGAAATAGATGCAGCACAGGCTAATCTATCAGCAGCCCAAGCAGATCTTGCAGAAGCAACACAAGAAGTTGCTTACTGGGAAAATGAATTAGACAATGCAGAAGCAGAATTAAATGCTGCAGTATCTTCAATTGAGCCAGTAGTTGAAGCAATGAAAGCAGCAGTTGTTATTGCACAAACAATAGTTAATAATACTCTTGCAGAAGAAGAGGCAGCACGGCAGGCTGCAGCAGCAGCGGAGGCTGCTAGACAAGCAGCAATAGCAGAAGCAAATGCAAGAGCAGCAGAAGCAGCAGCAGCCCGTGCACAAGCAGAAGCAGCAGCAGCACAAGCAGCAGCAGCAAAGGCTGAGGCAGATCGTATAGCAGCAGAAGAGGCTGCAGCAAAGGCTCAAGCAGATGCTGAAAAGGCAGAAGCAGATAGGATTGCTGCAGAAGAAGCAGCACAAAAGGCAGAACAAGAAGCACAGGCTCAGGCAGAAGCAGAAGCAAAAGCAGAGGCTGAAAGATTAGAGGCTGAAGCAGAAGCAGCAAGACAGGCTGAAGAAGATGCTAAGGCTGAGGCTGCAGCCAAGGAAGCGGAGGCAGAGGCTGCCAGACAAGCAGAGGAAGATGCTAAAGCAGAGGCAGAAGCAAAAGAAAAGGAATTAGAAGAAGCAAAGGCTGAAGAAGAAGAGGCTCAAGCAAAAGAAGAAGAATTAAATGAGATTCTTGAAGATGCTAAAGACGGTAAAGAATTAACTGAAGAACAAAAAGAAGTTCTTGTAGAGGCTTTGCTTGAAGACCTTAAGCCTGGAGAATCAGTTTCAGCAGCAGAAATTAAAGCATCTGGAGTTTCATATGCAGACCTTCCACCATCAACACCAGTTGAACTTCGCACTGATGAAAATGGAAATGCTCTTGTAATTACCGCTGCAGTAGCAGCAAATATTGAATTAGTTCAAGATCCAGGAGCGTTGCTTACAGCCGCTCTAACAGATCCTGGAGCAGCATTAGCAGCACTTGGAAGCATCGGCGCTGATATGACAGAAGCAGAAAGAGAAGAAGCAACAGAAATGGTTGTGGCTACAGTTGTAGCAGCAGGTGCAGCAATTAATGCCGCAGCCGTTGCAACAGGTGGGGCAACTGGAGGAGGTACAGGTGGTGGAGGAAGTTCTGGTGGGGGCGGTGCTTCAGGTGCCAATTCACCAGGTTCAAGAGGAGGAAGAAAATGGTAAGAATACTAAAAAATATAATCAAAGATCTAATTGATCAGGCATGGACTCTTCTTGGAATGTTTATTGCCTGGGTTGTGTTAGATGGTAGTGCAAAAACCATAGTTGGCTATGGAATTATAGCAACTACCGCACTTTGGATATTAACTAGTCCTGCTAGAAATAAAGAAGAGTAGTATAATACAGACTATGAAGAAAATGTTAGCACTGCTATCAATCATAGCCTTATCTATGTCTTTAACTTCTTGCGGAATGTTAGAAAATAGATATCGTTATGAGTGCCATGACCCTGCTAACTGGTATAATAAAGAGTGTAATCCACCAATCTGCCAAGCAGATGGGTTGTGCACTAAAGACATACTTGGTTTTGATCCTACGGAGGGTAGCGTAAATGAGTAAAAAAAGATATACATCAGATGAACTAGATGCAAGATTAAAGTTTTTCCTTGGCATGACATTAGGAACAATTCTATTGTTTACAACTATGGGTATTTTGTATGCCCTGGTTTTTGTTACACAACCAATAGGTGAACAATCAGAAAATGATAAAATGTTTTTCAATGTTCTATCATCTGTAGCAACATTTATTACTGGCACGCTTGCTGGTATCTTGATTGGTAAAAATGGTGGGGGTTCAGATAGTTCACAAACTTCTCAGCCATATGAGTCACAGGCTATTCAAACATCTGAGCCTACAGTTAGCCAGGTAGCAGATGATATTGATGATCTTGACGACTTTATTGAATAAATAACACCTTGCTTGACACTATTTAAGGGTAGATGGTATACTTAAATATACGTATCTAGAGGGGTTTTTGCATGACTTGCATTGCTGTAGTAAAACATGACGATAAAATTTACATGGCTGGTGACCGTGGTGCGTCAGATGATGGAACTATTCTTGCTCTAGATGCACCAAAAGTTTGGAAAATTGGTCCATATTTAATTGGATATGCGGGGGCAATGGATGGAGAAAGAATTCGTTATAACTTTAAGCCAACTGCACCAAACATTAAAGATACAGATAAGTTTATGCAAACAAGATTTGTTAAAGAATTAAAAGAATTTTATAATGAGTTTTGGGTAGATACATCAAAAGATGGAGATCTTGGTTTGATTATTGCAGTTCGTGGTGAAATATATGAACACAGTTCTGCGGATATGTCTTTATCTAAATATACACTTCCATATCTTGCAATGGGTTCAGGTGCTGAATATGCTTATGGCGTTCTATATGCAACTGATAAACAAAAAAATGCAAGAAATCGTGTAGTCTCTGCTGTATCAGCAGCAATTAAGTTTAGTCCATCTTGCATGGGTCCAGTTGACGTAGTAAGCATTTAAGGGTATACTTATAATATGCATGAAGAAGATAGCGTAGAAGACGCAGAGTTTGGCATTTGGTTAACAAATGGAATTGAACGGGGATGGGTAACAGAACCGTATTGCAATACCCATGATGGTGGATATCAGTACATGGGTGAAGATGAAATGCAAGAATGGGAAGACGGTGGCGACCCATGTTGTCATGTAGTCCGTCTAATGATCTAAGGAGAAAAATGAAAAAAATAGCAGTGGGGTTAATTGCAGTAGTAAGTTTAGTGGTTTTACAACCAACATATGCTCAAGATAAAAAGTCAATCGTTATTATTGACACAGCAGTAGACACATCTCTACCAGCATTGCAAGGTAAGATTATCCATGAAGTTTGCTTAATGGAAGAACTTCGTTGTCCAAACAAGAAGTCTTTTATGGAAGGTCCAGGATCTGCAACGCTTCCAGCAAATCAGATTTATTCTGGGGGATTTGCACATGGAACACAAATGTCTTTGGTTGCTACAAAAACCAATCCAAACATTGACATTGTATTTATTCGAATTTTTCCTATGGATAAAAATGGAAATGTTGCTACATCTGCTGCAAATGCAAACAGCACAGTAAAGCAGGCTCTTGATTGGGTAATTAAAAACAAGACAAAGTTTAATGTAGTTGCAGTTTCTGTTTCGCTTGGTCAAAAACCAACAAAGACTGGAACAAATTATTGCTCTATGAATAGATTCGACTCTGGACTAAAATCTTCTATTGAGTCTTTAAAGGCTTTAGGTGTTGCATCAGTTTTTGCAACTGGTAATGAAAGAGATAAAACTCGTATTAACTATCCAGCATGCTTAACAGAAGCAGTGGCAGTTGCATCTATTGGTCCTAGAGGAAATACAGAAGCATACAATAATGATTCTGCAGAAACTGATTTTTATGCTCTTGGCAGACATGAATTTGCTACAGAAAATGTATCAGGAACTTCTGCTGCAACCGCAGCCTTTGCAGCATATTGGGCAAAATCTTATGCTGGAAACTATCAAATGACTTATGATTATCTAAAGTCTATTGCTACAACATCAGACACAAACAAAAACAATACAGTTGTTGATGTTTTAAAGTAAAAGGTTTTGGTCTGTAGTTCAGTTGGCAGAACAAGGCACTGTTAATGCCTGGGTCGTAGGTTCGAGTCCTACCAGACCAGCCAAGCGACTATTGCATAGTGGTAGTGCGTAACCTTGCCAAGGTTAATGTGCGAGTTCGATTCTCGCTAGTCGCTCTAAAGATTTGGTATAATAGTAGTGTACTGCCTACGGGGGTACACTAACTTATTCGCTTGAAAGGGGAATAAAAATGGTAACAAAACTCGCTATGGATCTATTCAATGATCCTTTTTTTATTGGCTTCAACAGAGAGTTGAATCGCCTAAACAGCGCATATAAAACAAACTCACAAACATATCCACCTTATGACATCCTAAAACTAGATGAAGATACATATAGAGTCTCACTAGCCATTGCTGGATTCTCAAAGGAAGATATTAATGTATCTGTAGATAATGGAACATTAATTATCAAGGGTGAGATTGTTGAAGTAACAGATGCTGAAGTAGTTCACAAGGGAATTGCTGCTCGTAAATTTGTACGATCATTTGCTCTTGGAGAATACATGGAAGTAACTGGGGCTGAAATGAAGGATGGTATGCTACACATTAATGTAGATCGTATTGTTCCAGAAGACAAGAAGCCTAAAACAATTGACATCAAAGTTGCAAAAAAGTAACCAATAGGATATAATAGACTAGAGGACCTGGACATGTCCTGTAATAAACTGTCCACTTTAATTAGGAGGAAACATGGCAGCAAAAGGTAGTTTGGCAGCAATTATTGAGGTTGCTAAAGCAGAAATTGGAACTATTGAAGGTCCAAAAGATAACGAGACAAAGTATGGTAAATGGTCTGGTGCAAACTTTGCTCCATGGTGCCAGTCATTTGTCTCTTGGTGTGCATTTACATCTGGTCTAGATCCAAAGAAGTATCCAAAGACTGCATCAACTGTTGCAGCAGCAGATTGGTTTAAGAAGAATAATCGTTGGGCAGATGCTCGTAATGATGATCCAACACCAGGAGACTGGATTTATTTTGATTTCCCAGATGATGGTGTAAATCGTATTTCACATGTTGGTCTTTGCATTAAGAACAATGGTGATGGAACAATTCAAGTTATTGAAGGAAACACATCTGGAACTGCAAAGGGTGACCAACGCAATGGCGGAATGTGTGTAGAAAAGACTCGTGCTTATGTAAAGAATAAGAAAGGTATCCTTAACGCAGTTGTTGGTTGGGGTCGTCCAGTATACGCTGGAGAAGAAAACCTTGCATTACTTTCAAAGGGTGAATCAATAATTCCATCAGGTTCAGTTGCTGTAAAGCCTTCTGCTCCTGCAGAAAAGAAAGAGTTTAAACCATTTAAGGTGGGCTCAAAAGGAGAAACAGTAAAAAAGGTTCAAGAACTTCTTGGAGTCAATGCCGATGGTGATTTTGGTCCAGGAACTGAAAAAGCAGTTAAGGCTTTTCAAAAGAAATCTTCTTTGCCAGTAACAGGTGTAGTCGATCAAGCAACACTAAAGGCACTAAGAGGTAAGTAATATGCCAAGATATGACTACAAGTGTACTGTGTGCTCGTCTCAAGTTGAATTTGAAAGAGGATTTGGTGAAGATAGGGAACCAGTATGCTGTAGTCAATCTATGCAAAGAGTTTGGACTGCAACAGCAACAATTTTTAATGGTAGTGGATTCTATTCAACAGACAACAGAAAGTAGCGGTATACTATGAGAACAATGATTACAGAAGAGATTGTTGCAAAAGAATGGGTATTAAAAGCGACAGATCGCTGTGATTCATGTGCAGCAGAAGCCCTTGTCAAGGTTACTGGTTTAACTGGAGACCTAATGTTTTGTGGTCATCACTATAACAGGATTATGGACAATAAAGAGGGTTATGCAAAGATGATGTCTTTTATGCTTACAATTGTTGATGAGCGTGAAAAATTGGTTGAAAACAAAGCGAAAGGTAAAGACTACTAATGTATGAGTATTTTGTTAAAGAAGTAAAGAATGTTGTCGATGGAGATACCATTGATGTTATTATTGATTTAGGGTTTGATATTTTATTTTCATCCCGTGTTCGTCTTGCTGGTATTGATACTCCAGAGTCACGCACAACAGACAAGGCTGAAAAGGCTCTTGGAATTGAAGCAAAAGAATACCTCAAGAAGCATCTAAAGGATGCTAAGTCTGTAGTAATTCGTACAGAAAAAATGGACTCATCAGAAAAATATGGTCGCATACTTGGCTGGGTATATGTAAATGGAGAATCAGAATCTCTTAATAATAAGATGATTAATGATGGATACGCATGGGGATATCTTGGTGAAACTAAGATCAAAGATTTTGAGGCATTAAAAAAGGCTAGAGCAAAGTCTGGCAAGTGATGCGTCATATACTATACTTTACTGCTGAATGGTGCAATCCATGTAAGCGTACAAAGCCAATTGCAGAAGAGTTGAATAGAGATAATGTTATTAAAATTCAATTTATTGATGCTGACGATAATGGAGAACTTTGCAGAAAGTTTGAAATTAAAGCAATACCAACCTTTATTTTAATAGAAGATGGTAAAGAACTTAGACGTATGAATGGTGCCAAAACAAGAGAGCAAATTGAGGAATTTATTAATGGATAGCGAAGAAGATAAAATTATAGACGACCTCATCCTTAAAGGTGGTCTTGAGGCTGCTGCCATTGATGAAGATACTGGCGAGATGCTTTACTCATTTACCCCAAAAATACAACAATTAATGCCTGATCTTTATAATGAGCATATCCGCACAGTCAATTCTGAAGTTATGAATCTATGGGAAAAAGGCTTTTTAAACCTAGATCTATTTCAAAAGGATCCAGTAATCACAATTACCCCAAAGGCTTTGAATAGAGAAGAGATTGAAGGCTTATCTAAGCAAGAAAGATGGTCTTTGTTTGAAATCATTAGGCTGCTCCAGCGTAAAGTCTGATATAATTTAGATAGAAACTTAGGAGGTTTACTATGCCGTATCATATTGGGGCAAAGGGTTCATACGGATGTTCAGGATACCCTGCTGTAAAAGAGGGTACAAATGAAGTAATGGGATGCCATAACACACGAGCAGAAGCCGCTGCACAGATTTATGCAATCAATCGTTCAGAAGGTAACATAGACAAATCAATGCATGTTGTAAGAGAAGGCGATTTTGTCATGGGTATGACTAAAGAAGGAATGATTCATGGCATGGTAGAACATATTATGATAGAAGGTGGAACATTGGGAACACCTGGAACTGAGTATGCCCTTGAGTCAATGCCTCCAGAAAATCCAGCAATGTCTGTAAGAATTTATAAAGAAGAAGAAGATGGTTGGGAGCCAACTGCATATAGCATTGGAATGATGTATAAAGATGCAGAGGTAATTGATATTGACAATCATTCAATGGAAAATGAAGAAGATGATGAAGAAGAATCAGATATGGAATCTGAAGAGAATTATATGGATAAAGCAAAGAAGCCTAACTATGGTGAAATGATTCAGCCACGTAGTGGTGGTTCCACACCAGCAAATCCAAAGTTATATGCAAGAGTGGTACAAGCAGCAAAAGATAAGTTTGATGTTTATCCTTCTGCAGTAGCAAATTCTTGGGTTGTACAAGAGTACAAGCGTCGTGGTGGAACCTATAAGTCAGATTCACAGTCTACAACAAAAAGTATTTGGGATGGTTCTTTTGATCCAAAAGGATTAATTAAGTAATGTCAAAAAGAAAAGCAACAGCATTTAATCCAACACAGATTAAGAATGGAAGAATTGTTCGTCTTAGAAAAGATGGAACAGTTAAGGCAGATCTTGGTCCATATTTAAATAAATCACAAAAGAAGGTTAATCATGGCTGATACATATACACCTAATGCTGGAATGAAGGCTGCTGCTAGACGTGCATTAAAGTGGAAAGAAGATGGCAAGGCAACTGGTGCAGGAACTCCCGTAGGTTGGGGTCGTGCAACTGATATTGTAAATGGATCACCAATGTCTTTGAGTACTGTCAAGCGAATGTTTTCTTTTTTTTCTCGTCATGAGGTAGACAAAAAGGGCAAAGGCTTTTATGATGGTCCAGAGTTTCCTTCTAATGGTCGTATTATGTGGGATGCATGGGGTGGAGATGCAGGTTTTGCATGGAGTCGTGCAATAGTAAATAGAGAAAAAAGTAAAGCAGAAAAGGCATGGGTAGGAAGCGCATTTAGTTTCAGAAAGGGGTAGAAACATGGACGATCTTAGCGTTGAAGAATTAAAACAGTTAGTTACTTTTTATAAGCAGAAATCTTCGGATTTAGAGTTTAGCCTATTACACACTCAATTAAAGTTAAATAAGGCTATTTCTTTTCAAAATCTTGAAGAACCTAGACCAGCAGTGAAGACTGTTATAGACAAAAAATCAAAGCCTGATTAATAGGGGAAGATATGGAATATATCCTTATTGTGGGCTTGACATCCATAGCCAGTTGGTTTATAATTAGAGTAATAAGGAAAAATGCTAGAAAAGGTTTTTCAAAGACTCTGTATAGTCAAAGCGACATACATAATCTATTGAAATATTTTTTCTCATTGGAAATAAACAATAACGAAAAACATCCTTCTCAGTTGACAAAGCGCAAAGAAAAGGATATGATTAAAGTTATCTTTATGGGAAACCTAGCATACTGGGTATCAGAAAACATATTTTATGTTGCAGAAGCAGTTGACGGAGAAGTAATTCCTGAAACAGCAGAACCAGTTGATACCAATAGTATGTCAAGAAGAGACTTAGACAAGATGCTGTTCATATTGGATAGCCTAAAGAATGGAAAAAAAAATGATAGTAGCAGTGCAGGGAACGAATGACTTTGATGATTACAACATCTTCATTCGTGCCATGGGGGTTGCACTTTCCACAATGCCAGAAGAAGATAGAGAGTTCGTAATCTATTCTGCTGGACCTGCTCGTATTAATTCTTTTGTTTCAGAGTTTTCAAATCTTTCAGAGCGTGGGATGAAAGCAAGAGGTCGTAAGATCAAATTTTATAAAGTTGCTTCAGCCTGGCTTGAAGAAAATCTAGAACAAGTAAACTATTTTGCGTTTCTTAGCAAACCTAAGCAACCAAATTCAAGGTTAGTTGCTTCTGCTGAATTAAAGAATATTGAAGTTGGAATTTTCCGTTACTAACAGAGAGAACAAAATGATAATCAATAAATTAGAAAAGATGGAAAAGATTGTTGCATCAAACAAATCATTAGCATGGATTGGTTGGGATGTTGCAGAGCGTAAGAAAACCGATATGGGCAGGACTGCTGTAAACGGTGTAAGAGTCAATGATCAGTGGTACACACAACGAGTATTTAAACTTGATCGAAATGGCTGGGATATTCCAAACAAATACAGGATGTAAAACATGAAACAGCACATCTGGAAAGACGATGCTGAGTGTTTAGGTCTTGATACTGATATATTTTTTGATAAATATGAAGAAGAGCCAACGCTTAGATTAGCGGTAGACTCTATATGCAATACATGTCCAGTTAGAAAGACATGTTTTGCTAATGGTGTTTCTGGAAAAGAATGGGGAGTTTGGGGTGGTATATATCTTGAAGGTGGAGAAATATCTAGAGAATTCAACAATCATAGGACTAAAAAAGATTGGGCAGAAACTTGGCAATCTTTAACAATGGATAAATAATGTATACAGATTCTATGCGTAGAGCCTTTCATTCTATTATTCCCCCAAAAGGATTTAAAGTACAGATTATTGACAACGATGCCTTTCTTACGATAAAATTAGATGAAAAGCATTTTGTAACTATGGTTCATGATGAAAAGATCCAAGCGTTACAATATGTTGTTCAAGTTAAAAAGGCATTAGAAATGAATGGGGCAGTGGTCTTGGTCACTAGAGAGGCAATAAAATAATGCAAACATTTTTACCATATCAAAACTATGACGAGTGTGCAGAATCTCTTGATAATAAACGTTTAAATAAACAGATACTTGAGTCTTATCAAATTCTAAAGGTATTGTCTGGTCAATCACCTTCAGGGGCTTGGCGTAATCATCCAGCAGTTCTTATGTGGAAAAATGCAGAGTACTCACTAAGAACATATGCTAAAACCATGATTACAGAGGCTAAGAGCCGTGGCATAAGGACAGATAAGAACGAAGCCAATATAGACGCTCTAGAAGCCTTGTGTGGCGATATATGGGGTACTGAGAAGCCTTTCTGGGCTAACTCAAATGGTCCACACCTAAAGCGTATTAACATTACCCACAGAGCAAACCTATATCGTAAGGATCCAGAATATTATGCTGAGTTCTATCAGGATACTAAGAATGAGAATAATAAGCCTTGTTGTGATAAATGTTTATACTACTGGGTAACTCATGCTACCCGCTCAGTTTGACAAAACCAGGACAAAAGAGTACAATAATATATAGAAAGGCAACAAATGAGTAACATTATTGTTATAGTTTTAGGAACGCTTACGGCTTCTTTTGCCATTGCCTATTCCGTTACTCTTTATAGAATTACTAAAATAAATCAGGCGTTTGCAAAACTTTTTATATCACATGAATCTCTTCAAGACTTTATTGCAAAGAACAATGTTGAGTTTAAAAATGATAGCGATATACACAAAGAAAATTTTATAAAGTTTTTATCAGATTCTCGTGATTGGGCTTTTGATTATATAGAAGAAGTTCAGACTGGTCTCGATAAGTTTATCAAAGAAATAGAACCAGAAATGAAATATTTTTCTGAATTTGGTATAGTTGGTTCTGCATACCCACATTATGATTCAATGAAAAAAATTCTTGCAGCATATCAAGAACTAATTAAACTTATGCCATCGGAGCCTGTAGCAAAAGATGCTTGATGTCAGGGGAATACCTACATGCATTTGTCCACAGTGTGGTGGAGAGTTGTTTCGTGCATTAGTTTCTTTTGATCCAAAAACATATACAGTCGGAATGTATCACTTAGATATTCAATGCCATGATTGTGGTGCTCTATGTACTGCGCCAACGCCAGTAGATCATCCAAATGGTCCAAACAATGAAGTGGGGAATAAAGAATGAAAGAAATTACTTTATCAGTATTAACAGGTTTTGGATGCGGTGTCGTGTTCGCAGCATTCAAATTGCCAGTACCAGCACCACCAGTTTTTGCGGGAGTCGCAGGAATTATTGGTTTATGGATTGGCTTCACAACACTAACACGAATTATATCCTAGGAGGAATAATGAATAAGATAATCAATGATAAGACTAAAGCAATGCTGGCATCATATGGTCGCTCAGTACTTGCATCAGGTCTTGCACTGTACATGGCAGGCGTAACAGATCCAAAGGATCTATGGACAGCACTTGTTGCAGCCATTGCGCCAGTAGCAATTAGAGCAATTAATCCAAACGACAAGGCTTTTGGTGTACTACCAGATGTTAAGGAAGTTGAGAAGGCTCTTAAGGCTGCAAAGGCACCAGCAAAGAAGGCTGCCGCAAAGAAGTAATCAATCTTCTATCAGGAAGCCAGTCTAGAGATAGGCTGGCTTTTCTGTTTACTCATTTATAATATCAAGATATTTTTGTTTTAATTTATCAACAGAAAAGTTATCTAAACCTATTTGAACCGCAGTTTCTTTTATTTCTTTTTTACTGTCATTGCCAATATACTTATCAATAATCTTGGCAAGTCTTTCTGGATTAACATTATAAACATCAACCATAGATTTAGTTCTGAATGTATCTATTTTCTTTGAATCTGCTAACCATTTTGATGGAAGGATTGCATTGTTTGGTGATATGTCAGTCATAAAAACTGGCAGGGCACTCATAAGAGCCTCATTCATAGGTAAACAAAGACCAGCATAACGTCTAGGAAGCACCATAGCATCAAACCCACTATACATGTCTTGTCTGTTATCAGGGTTTCCTATTTCAACCTTCACTCTTGGATCTTTGCAAGTATGGTTCATTGGGGTTTGAGATTTAATTACTAATTCGTAATCTTCTTTAGAATACTTAATCATTTCAAAAATACTGTCAGTACCGTTTCTATCTTTTGCAGCCTTTTTTCCAGCAATATGAAGTATTCTTCTATGGTCTTTTAAAAGGTTTGTTTCTTTTGCATCATTAAATAAACTGTGATCTGTTGGTGGAGGCAAATGCACTACTTTTGTTTTACTGCCAAATTTTTCCATAACTATATCTAAGTTCCATATGCTTGGTGAAAGTAACACATCTGGCAATGTCCAGTCTGGGTTTACTAAGTTGCCAAATAACTCATAGTTATATTGAAGAATAGTTTTAATTCCCTGTTTTTTAGCACGATCAACTAACTCTAAATGATAAAAAGTTTCACAACTTATTACTACATCCAGTCCTTCAAGAAATTGAATTATCTCATTTGTTTTGGGCATACCCTTAACAGTTTCAATAACGTTATACCCCTTGTACCATTCAGGATGTTGTTTATTGTTATTAAAAAATTGAGAGTTAATTAAAAGTATTTTATCAGGACTAAGCATTTTAACAAGTTCCATGGTTTGATTACCAAGACCAGTGTTATCAGATCGTGCAATAATTCCTAATTTCATTGTGTATATCCCCAAATATCATCGTCTGTTGTAAATTTTCTAGTACCTTCACGACCATCTAAATGATAAGATCGTTTTATGTGACCTTCTGGATGGTATATCCAAAGTTTATGGTGTTCCCATCCTTCTTGACTAAAAGTTCCGTAAGGTAAACAATCATCCTGAACTCTGCCATGAAACCTATCTTCAATAAAAGTTTTTTCGTCAGAAAAAGGTAAGATAACATCTTTATAATATCTTACAGTGCTTAAGTGAGGTCGTTGGCTCCATTGTGCAGTCTTCATAAATCCATCTTCTAAACCAAACATTAGGTGTTTATGTGGCTCAGGAATTGATGCTTCAAAATGAAAACGAATGGTATTAGCCTTTTTATACTCTAACATATCTAAACATTTTTGCCAATCAATTTCACAGTCTGGAGTAATCGGTGCATCACCTTCAATATAAAGCATTACTGAGGTATCTATAAGATTAATAGTTTGTTTCATCATCGTGGTTTGATGGCTATGCTCTTTGAATATTATTGGTAAAACATTTTTCCACTCATGCAAACATTTCCATAAAACTCTATTCTTGTACTCATCATAATCTAATTTACGTGACATTCTTTCTTCACGTAACCCATCTATTTGTAAAATAATTTCATTGTCTGGAAAGTGTGATCTTATTGAAGAAATTGTTTCATCAAGAATAAATGTATTAGGATGACTTGGTAAAACAGAAGTTACAACTACAATGGTTATATCTCTTTTATGCATTTACTTGCCTCATAATCTTAATACCTAAATCTCTTTTATATTTAATCCACCAACAAACAGCCTCATGCATATTTTCAGGATAATTATTTAATAACTCAGGAACTATACTTTTTAACAGATGCCAGTTTTTTACAGACTTTATTGGTGTCTTTCCTTCAAAAATAAAATCATAATAATTAATAGGATTACCAAATGGATCAACAGCATCTACCACTGGCAAGCATAACATTTCTAAAGCCTCATAAAATCTAAAAGATTCTATTACAACGGCTCCAGAGGGTGATGGAGCAATCTTTGCACTAGCAAGGTTCATATAGTAGTCCTTTGGGTGATCACCTTGTGCAAAGCCTGCTGTAGGCTTAAAAAGGGCATTAGAGATGGTTTGCATGGCATCAGACAACTGCTTTCGTCTTGAATGTGTGATTTGTCCACCAAAATATACATCATACTTTTTATTTGGATATTCAGGCACATATTTTTTTAAATGTTGTGGTACACCTAAAGGTAATTTGTTATATTTTTTGTGTTGTTTATGTGGTGTTTGAATCCATATTTCTATGTTAGGATGATTAATCTTAGTTAAATTAAATCTAACTTCTTCATCTCCTGTAAAAAATAAAACTACTCTACCTATTTTTTGTAACTCTTTATTAACATCTTCTTCGTGACCAAGGTTTTGAGGTCCAGGAACAACAACAAAAGCACGATCAACATCTGGTAATGAGTTTACCTTTATTTGTTCAATATTATATTTATCAAATATTTCTTTTAATAAACCGTAATCCCATTTATCAGAAGCACAATCCTTTTCATCAAAGGAGTATAGATATGCCTTTACCATTTATTATCTTTTCTCAAAATACCAATGTGCTTCGTGGTTCTTTGCTAAGAACTCTCCAACATAGCCAAAAGATTCTAAGTAAGATATGGTATCTTCAGGCGTTGTATTATAATCACGGATACCCAGATCATCATGAATAGATACAAATATTTTTAAATTATTATCTTGTAATGTTTTTTCCGCACCCTTAAATACAAGAAGTTCTGCACCTTCTACGTCGATGTTTAGAACATCTGGAACAATACCAACCTCAGAAACATAATCATCTACCTTAATCATTGGTATGCTTTCTGTATTGTCATGAATATATACATACTTATTTCTATCAATAATTGGTCCAAGATACTTTTCTCCCCAAGCATTTAAGTCACTGCCTTTTCGGGTATCTGTTGTTTTATCACCCATTAATCCAGAGTAACATGCCATAGGGTCTACAGAATAGTTTTTATACCATAGTGCATGTATGTTTGCCCAGAACTCTGGCGTTGGCTCAATTAGTACCATGTTTTCTGGTCCAACAATGTCAGCATAAACTAAATTACACCATCCAGCCTCTGTTCCAATATCAAAAAATACATCACCCTTTTTTAGATGAGACTTCATGCTGTAGATTCTTTCGCTCTCCCAATAATCCCATACATCCCAATTTGCTAATGGCTCATTAAGTTTTAATCTGTAGTCATAGTTCTTTGTTTGCCCTTGACGCAAGTATGGAACTGTTTTCCATATAATGTCTGATCTTTCAATAAAATTCATAGCCCTAACTCCTTCATGATAGTTGCCCAGCGATGGACATATGTATGTTCTTTCTTTGTTCTTTCATGCCCAGCAATCCTTATGTTTTCTCTTGAAAGACCATCCAGAAGATACTTGTCTATCTTAGTTTTTAAATCTTCAAGGTTGCCATGTTCATAAAATACAATTTCATTTCCATCTTCAAAATATTCCTCAAGCCCCTTAATGCGAGGGTAGATAGTAAAGCCGCCACGACCAGTACTTTCAAATAGTCTATCGCTAGTATAGTAAGGGTAGTTAAAATTAATGTTAAGACTATCTCCTACGGCTATTCTGCTTTGTGCATATATCTGGTTCAATGCGTCTCCACGAACTGTTCCAGTATCACCATCTCCACCAACATGAAGAAACTTTTTTCCATATGTTTTTCTTAAAAAATCTATTAACTGTGGACGATACTTATGCTCAGGGTGATATCCCTTGCTGCCAACAAATATAATATCGTATTTAAAATCGTAAGGGTTGTAATCTTTATGCATATAACATTCTTTATCGTATACACCTGCAGGTAAGAAGTGACCTTTTACCTCTGTATTTTCATTAAACCAATCACACATTAGTTTATCTGTAGCAAAGAAATGACCTATGTTTGTGTAAAAGTCGTCATTCTTTAAATCTTTTTCACGTTCAATGCCAAACCACAAATCTAGATGATATGTCATGGTTGGTATACCAGCAGCCTTTAATTCTTTTAGTACGTCTGTCATAGACTTTGATCCTGGAGTTTGCCACCTATGTGTATGAACCCAGACAAATACATCCGACTTTAATGAATGGTCTAGTACCTGCTCACTTGTGGCTTTCTTTTCTTGCAACTTTGTGACGGTATGTCCAAGCGACTCAAGACTATTTACATGATGATTTTCACTACTATAAGGCACTTCAAAGTTACCTAAAAACACTATATTAGCCAAGGATCCCACCTATTCTATATTTATACCAGTATACCAGATTCTGATATACTTGTTATAAAGGTAGGGACATAGTGGACTTTGTTTATATATGCAAATCTGGAGACAATGAAGAACTTAGATACTCAATACGTTCTGTTGTAAATAGTTTTCCAGATGCTAGGGTTTGGCTGGTTGGCGGTAAGCCAGACTGGTACTCTGGTGACTTTATAGAAGTAGAGCAAAAGCACCACAAGTATGCCAATGCAATAAATAATCTACAAGCATTATGCAATTCTGAAGAAATATCTAATAACTTTGTACTTATGAACGATGACTTTTTTATTATTAAACCAATAGAAAAAATTGATCAATTCTATAGTGGTTTTCTGTCTGATAAGATAGATAAGTATGTTAAGATTACAGGGTCATCAATGTATATCAAAAAACTAATACTTACACGAACAAGGCTAGTAGACCAGGGTATACAAAATCCATATGACTATGAACTACATATACCAATGCCAATGGAAAAGGATAAACTAAATAATGTGATTAAAAAGTATCCTAGTTGTTTATGGCGATCTATGTATGGCAATATCTACAATGTTGGTGGAAGCCAGATGGATGATGTTAAGGTTTATGTAAACAAAAAACATTTAGAAAGATCAAGCCATATTAAGGATAGTTCAGTATTTTTATCAACAGAGGACCAAGCATTTGGCATGATGCTTGACGTTGTGCTATTAAAACTTTTTCCCAATCCAAGTAAATATGAGTACGCCTAGAGGGATTTGAACCCCCGACAGTCTGGGTAGAAACCAGATACTCTTCCGCTGAGTTATAGGCGTTTAGTAGAGCAGGTAGGACTCGAACCTACGATTACCGAATTATGAGTTCGGGGCATTAACCAACTATGCTACTGCTCCAGATTATATAAATTGTTTAATGTTTCTTCCACCAAGAGGGTTAATTGTTATCCTAGCATTCTTGATTCCATGATCACTTCTATCTTTCTTGTGTACTGCAATAAATACTGGCTCATAATTTTGCGAGGGAACAATTGGATTCCTAAGTCCATGGTGAGAAGCAATAAGCATATAACAGTCACCAATGTTCTTTAATGATAGATTACCTTGTAATACAGCCTCAACATTGTTAAGACCAAACCCTAAGCCAAAGTCAGTGCCATATATAGCCAATTGCTTTAGCGTATCATCTTTAATTCTACGGGCTACAGTACTTGCTTTGGGTAATTCAGATCCAAGGTTTTGTAGTGCTGCAATAAAACTTGCAGTTTCTGGATGATTAAATATTCTTTCCTGAAATCTTTTTGAAGTACCAGACCATTGCTGAAAGTCTCTTGGGCTATTGCCATACTTATGTGAAATATGTAGAACAGCATTGCCTTCAATATCCATAAAGTGAAAGTCAGACTTGTATCCAAATGGTGAAGAGATAACAGTTACAACTCTATAAATGGTTTCACTAACACGAACATCTACATAGGGTTTTCCAGTCTTCTTCTTAATCTCTTCTAGTTTATGAGATAGACTATACACTTCTAGGTCTTGTTTAATGGTTGTGTTTTGTGTTCTATTGGAGAACTCTGAGTCCTTGTATAGGCTTGTTAGTTTAATCTTGTTCCCACCCCTTGTTGGAAGCAGGATAGAGTTCTTCTCTTCGTAATATCTTAAGCCCTCTAAGTCATCAATATTATCTAGAATAGATGTGTCTAATAGTATTAGTTCATCCATGCCAACAACATAAAATCCTTGACCAATGCTAATGCGCTTAGTAAAAATATTAAAGTTGTTTCGCTTGGACAACTCTTTCATTGATAGGCTTGCCATTACTTTTTCTTTGGCATTCTTTCTTTAATTAGTTTAACAACTTCATCAATACCTTCAGCGTATGCTGATGCATCATCTTTAGCCCAAAACAAACTACCATCTTCATTAAATGATGATCCACGATAAACTAAATACTCATGCTTATGTTTTTCAAATAGTTCAATTAACTGTTTTCTTTCCCAAGCAACAGCCTTAGAGCAACCAGAACATGGGCATGCCCAATCACCACGAGCAGGGGTTTGAGTTGGGTCTGCCATTACTTATGCTCCTTCATGTGACGATTAAGAGTTAGATAAGCAAAGTCCGATCTAACCTCAACTTCTTTTTTACAAACTTCACAAATAACTATTCTGTTACTCGCCATTCTGATTTACTCCGTATGTCATTGCAACATAACAGGCAACGTATCCCATAATAAAGGCTGGGATTAAAAATAATACATGTATCATCTATCTACTCCTCTCTTACTCAAAACTGCTTTGTGTAGCGTAGAACTCTTCATTCTCACGCTTTAAGTCGTTAATAGTCTTTGCTGGAATTTTCTTTTCATCTGCTTTCCAGTGCAGGTAAGACCTGACATAGACCACGGCATAGGCAAGAGCGGAAAATATAAAGCCGTATTGATCGGTAATAAGGGCGTAGGTAATCCAAAGCAACTCGTTAAACAATAGAACGAGCCAACCCCAAATAGTTTTACGTCCGACAAAAAATATGCCTGCAACGCCAATCACTGCTAATACCCAAGACCACCACATAATTCCCACCAATCTTCTATAAGTCTATCACAAATTCAAGTTTAAGGTTCGGCGCAAAATAGAGACTTATATTCCTACCTATGACACTTACGTGTCACTAACGGTAACTAAATCTCGTTCTGCCCTCTGGCAATGGCTGCTGATATCTGAAATGCCTTGGTTGTGCGACGGGACTTATTAAGCCCTTTAGCCTTCCACAACTCACTAGTACCCTCAATATCCTGAGCAATCTGTTCTCTAATCTCTTTTACAGTCTCAACAATAAAATCCCAAAGTTGTTCTTTGTGTTCATCTGATAATTCATCAGTCCAATTACTCATATTTCTCCCAATAGGCTACGCCATTCTCATCATAATCTGATCCAAGTTTTCTCATCAATTCCTCATGCTCTGGGTCTTGGTCCCAAAACTTCTTAACTGAACCCATATCAACAAGATAGTAGGTACCCCACCACTCATAGGGTTTATTTACATAATGCCAAACCTTACTATGAAATTTAAAGCGGTGTCCAAGATTATTCTCATCTTGTAAATTAAATGCCTTAACTAGGCTATTGGTAGCAATATAACTACAGGCATTGCCAAACCACCTAAGCGGAAGTATCCTGGTCTTTTCTACCTTCTTGCTGTGGAACCCACCGAACTCTTCCGTCTCTGTATTCTTTTTCATAACCCAACGCTTTCCAATCCATTTTCATAATGCTTGGTTCTTTCAATCTTCTTCCTCAAATTCCTTTAGGGCATTGGAGTTATCAAAGCAAAGGTTACAGTCACCATTGATGAGTCTATTCCCACACCGACTACAGAACATATACTCAGTATATCAAAATTATAAATGTTTGTCAATCACTAAGTTTTTTGATGGCATATAGAACCATCCAAGAAATAACGAGGGCAAAGAAGATGTCTATTAAAGTAGTCATTGATATATTATACCTTGTAATTTCTGCGGGAATGTGATAAACTTATTAGATGTGCCCATTATGTAATAACAAACTCACCCCTATAATCTATACAAAGATAGTCGATGACCGCTATATGCAGATGCATAAGGATGGTTTGATACTCTTGGCTGGGGAAGAAAATCGCTATGGCGATGCCCCTAAGTCATATTGTAATAAGTGTCAGGAACCCTTTGATCGACTTGTTCCTATAGATAACTTACTCTGATTGCCTGCCGTTAAAAAGCGGTACCGAATCCATTAAAGTAACCTTACGGCTAGTAACATATCCACCACTCTTTTCAAGTTGGTCTGCAGCCTTTGGCTCATCCTCTGCTAGTATCTGAATAATCATCTCTACCTTGTAGGTATAGCAGGTTGTATCTTCAATCTTGTCTGACATTGTTTCCCCTTTAGTTGAATCTCAAGTATACCCTATTTCGGCGGGATTGGCAAAGAAGCAGAATTACCCCTAGTAGTAATACACTTAGGGCATTGTTGTGTTGGTTTGGGAGTGTCATATAAAACCTCATACATTCCCCCACAGTCGAAGCATAGGACATTGAGCATGTATCTAGTATAGCCTATATGCCAGAGATACGCCTTATATAAGCCAGAGATAGGGTTTGATGGTTTGATACCCTGGAGTTATCCACAGGTCAATATGTCTGGTTTGAGAGGTTTTTCTGGTTTGATACTATAGTTATCCACAGGTTTATCCACAGATAAATCTTACTGATATTTTTTAGATTGGGTTAGAGTGGAGGAAAGTGGAGATAAGTGGAGAATGGAGCGCTTTTATAGAGGGGCTTCGTAATGTCTGGAGCCGTCAAACCTCCTACCACAAAACCTTCATATTGTCAAACCTCCAAACCTCATATGCCCGATACCCTGCTTATACCACAAATATGGTGGTTTGTCAAACCTTTATAGCCTAAAAACCCCCTATAAATTTGCACCAAAATTGTGGAAAACAATAACAAAAAGTTATAAAAGGTTTGGTAAATAATCTAAAACCAGGAAAAAAGGTTTGTTATCGTAATGTTTTATATAGGGTGGTTTGTTGTGTATCTTTTGATCCCCCGCTGCAGGGGCTGTCTGCTAATCCTGTCAGTCATCGCTAGGGCGGGGGATAAACAAGGTCATTCATAATGTCAGTAGTATAAGATACAATACAAAACCTTTATACCTGGATACAGGGTTTGACAATACAAGGTTTGTATGATATAAGGTTTGGCTATGAATCTGGAAAATATTTCAAACCTTCGTAATAAGTTTTTAAGGTTTGGCAAAAGCCCATGAATCTGGAAAATTATTTGGTGGATCGTAATAAGTTTTTCGTAAATAAGGTTTGGGAGGTTTGTACCATATGTCCGATTTGCCGGGGCGCACCGCCGCATGTAGCGGCAGCGCAACCTAAAGACTACTTGTCTTTGCTTCTCTCTTCAGCAATTGAAAATAATTCTTCCAAACTGTCAAACCCTTCATCTTTCATATTAAGACCTGCTAAAAATAGTTGCCAGGTTTCTGTGATGTAGCGAACTCCGTCATCTGAAGGTTCGCAAAGGTTCTCTTTAGTTAGATATGCCAATGGCAAACCTAAATCGTTGAACTCAATAAAATCTTTGAAGTCTTTATCTTCTCTATGATTGGCATAAAGGCTTCCTAAGATGTCGCAAATGCTAGAAAAGTCTGTCATGGTTATATTCTATCCGTTTCTGTTCTACTAGGTCTTCTTGGAACTGTGCGCTTTCTAATACTTCGAGTGCCCTGCGATAAACCAAATATGGCGTGGCTTTGGCTAAGTAATAACCAACCTTCTCTAAGTCAAGATGAAAGTCGGAAAGTAGTTTTCCAATAGCGATTGCAGTTTTCTCCTCTTTGCTGGTTAGAACGGCTCTGCTAATGCGATACATACAAACTCCTCTCAGTTCATTATATCAAAAAAGTGGAGAGGGGGCAAGCCCACCACAAACCTGCCCCCGTCTCATTATATGGACAGTGTGACCCTACACCGTCTCTATCTCAGCGGGAATCATGTCTAGGTGATAAGAAATAAATTTATCAATTGGCTTGGTTAGGTCCCCAATAGTAACAGTATTGTTAGTCAGGTCGACTTCTTTGTACTCATACTGCTCCTCGTGGTTAACCTCTCCTACGTAGATACCGTAGCCAGTCTCACTGTCATGGTCTTCTTGGAGGGCATTGATAATGATACGTGCAGCATAGGATGTATCTCCCATACGAATGCGTGGCATTGCCTTATTAAGGGCATTGGCTAGGTCCATAACGCTAGAGTCTCCACCCCAGTGTGAGTATAGATTAATATTCTGGTTTGGGTCCTCGGTCGTTACGATAGTGAAATTGGTACGTGCTCCCATGGTAGGGTCCTTTCGATAGTAGGGTTTACTTCAATGATATCAAATAGAGCAGGCTGTGTCCAGTTACTGCTCATCCTGCAGGTCCTTGATTAATTCAGCAATGATGTTATGGGCTGCTATGTTCTCTGTTTCAGATCCACCCCAAAGCAATTGCTGTGCCTCATTTAGTTTTAGATTGATAAACTCTTTAGTCATCTTCATCAAGGTCCCCCTCGAAATCAATAACAACCTTGGATACTCGTCCATCATCGTTTAGTTGTACATAGACAGGATAAAGACCATCGCCATAGCCAGTAGAGAATACAACAGCGCTTGCTGCTCCTACCTGACCAAAGTTATCCTCCAGTGTTCTAGCAGATACGCCGTGGTATGAGTACTGACCCTTCTTGCCTTCTAGGTTCCACTCATCGTTCTTGTTAGTGTCCCATTCATCTAGATAGCACGGGTCGCCTACCATTGCTTGACCTGAGTCAACTCCGAAAGAGCCTGCGTAGACTAAATCAGTTATTGTGGTGTTCATTTTCATACTCCTCTATTTCTTTTAGTTGTTCAACTGTAGCACATTCTGGGCAGGATGTAAAGTCATACCCGCCAAACTTATCACTAATAGCATTATCTGGGTCTTCTAGTTCTGCATTGCAGTTTTCACAGAAAAACCACGGCATAGAAACTTTAACCTGAATAGTAGTATTGTCAGGGCACGGCACCTCAGTAATAAAATAACCAATCCTATTTACAAAGTGCCAGCCATTCCATACATAAGACCCACCGTCGTCTCCATCTCCATACATCCAGATATAGGCAGGGTCTGCCTTCTTGACAAACTCTACCTCATCGCCATATGTCTCAAACATATGACCATCAAAGGAAGCATTTGTGTCTATATTATTAGGGATTGGCTTGTAGGTATCAAACCACTCATCAAAGTCCATCTCAACAAAGTTGCTCATAGTCTACCCTCTATGTTAGTGGAGTCACAGTCTGCACAGTGACCATTGGTAACATCATCATACCAGTCTGTCTCTACATCTTCAAGTTCCCCTGCAGCATTGTAGATACCCAACTTATGGGATGTCTCGTCATACCAAAACTTATTGGTTTGACCACAGTCTAAACACTTAGGCATTCTTAGCCTCCATATCTGCGATAGCAAATGAGATATCATATGTCAAGCCATATAGGTGTACATAAGCGTCTAGCATGCCTTCTGCTCGTGTACGTTCCATAGAGTCCATGGCTTCTTCAGTTGCGTCCTCTACTGCTTGTGCATGCTCTAGTTCACGCTCTGCCAGCAGCATTAGATTCTTTAGTTCGCCATGTAGGATATCAATACCTGATACCCCATGGTCTACCATACGTTGTAGGTGCGGTTGGATTGGGTCTGCGTTTTCTTTCATGATTAAATCATACCCTCTGCCACTGACAAAAGGTGGCGGGTATTATAAATCTCAGCCTCTTTAGTCCTATAGAAATGATGTTCATTAACATAGTCAATCTTCTCAAGGTCTTGTAAAAGACTTATCTCATGAATCTTCATATACTCAATGAAACTATTCAACTGATTCATCTTCATCCTCTTCTTCAGGTTCAGGTTGCTCATCTATCTCAATAGAATAAACCTCAGCGGTGTATCCGTAGTCTTCGTAGTGCCAGCCTTGTTCTTCTGCCTCTTGGTCGTTGTCTGCTTCTACTTCGTAATTGTATTCAACGATTACTTTTACATCATATGTTGGCATTTTGGGATTTCCTTTC